GTGGAACAACTACTTCATTAGTGCTTTGATGCGGTGGACCGCTATCATTATATCCTCTAGTGTAAGTAGTATACCAATAGGCTACTGGTTGCTTATATGTTATTTGTCCCGTCTTATTTAAGTCTCCTATTTTAATTGCCCCGGTATCTAAATATAACCAGAAACTATACCAAACTCTTTTCTTGTCAGTTCCTGACCACTGTTGATATACTCCGGATCCTCCTGCATCTACAGTTCCCCAGTATATCGCTAGGGCAGTATTGCCATAAACAGCAGTGCTAGCTGGATAAGTAAGAGGTACTGGGTCAGAGCCAATAGTGAATCTATCCCAACTAATAGGCTTCTGGTTATATCCACTTCCTCCCCAAGCTTTAAACCCACCGTTTAGAGCCCTATTGACTGCTGCTGCGCCAACTTCTATACCCTGTGCAAACTTAGCCCAATGAGCGGAGCTTCTATATAGCTCTGGCCCAAATGCCGTTGTGCTATGTCCCCATAGGACTTCTCTTTTCCTATGCCCTGGATGCGCTATCCCGCTTCCCCTAAGAGGCAATCTCAGTATTGAGTATGCGGTATGCTCTATGGAAGTCAATCGCTCTCTAGAGATTGCGACAGTACCAGGTGAAGAATAGGAATCATAAGTAAAAGATTGTCCAGAGTCTACTTGAATAGATGCTCCGTCAAAAAAGAAAACTCCTGGAGCAGAATGGTTATGATGCATTTTGAATTTTATATCTGCATAGGTGCAATCAGAAGGGATAACAAAATGAGATAGCGCAGAAGCCCCAATCACTCTGTTGGGGTTTACACTAGCCTCATACATGGTGCTATAAATATGTTTATCATAGCGTGTCCAACTATTGTATGTCCCGCCATAATTCATTCCATATATTTGATATGGGGTTGAAACACAAGCAGTCCTAGTGATACTAGAATAGTAGTTTATTTGCACTGCCGATACGCTTTTAGAGCTACCAGTTACATACTCTGGCTTAACATGCCATGCTAAGTTGTAGTCTTTAAACTTATTGATCGGAAAAGAACTACTTTGTATCACCATATTAAATTTAGAGGCACCACTATAGCTAGCGGAAGACTTAACACAACGCGGGGGGGTCCACGGTTGAAAAATAACTGCTCTTATCCCATCGTCTGCGGCTGGTCCACCATCTTCAAATCTCCAATTTGCGGTATTGTAGAAAAACCCCCCATTAACAATAAGATTTTTCTGATAAGGTTCTTCTCTAAGAAAAGAAAAACTATTGGTGAATGCGGGCAAAGCAGTATCATTATATGCGGTGGATGTATATACTCTCCCTAAGTCTATTCTCCCCGCTGTCGTAGCAAAGATAATTTCACTGCCTAGACTTCCACTAGCTGGTCCTGCAACCACATCTGTGCGGGTACGTCTTGTAGCTCTATAGATTCCTACTCCTAACCAATCTGACTCAGTTGGGGTCTTTATGGTTAGTATGTTTTTGCAATCACCCAATGACTCATTGATATAATCAGACTGTAGGGGTGTTGGCCCCCAAGAAGGCGGACTTGGAGGAGTCCTATCTACAAACTGCGAAGAGTCAAAATGGTACACAATACCTTTAAACAGTTCTCTTACATTAATAGCGAATGGGAACCCTAAATAGATATAAAAAGCTAAGGTCGTCCAAGTTCCTCCTGGGAACCTCACATATAGTCCTTGATTCATAGACCTGCTGTTGGATATTTGGTAGTAAAAAGAGATATGGCTTTTAGTCCAAAGAGTATCGGTATCGGGCTTAACCCCAACAGCAAACATACAGGCACTATCATACCATCCAATAGGATGGGGCTTATCTAAAAATATAGAAGCATCCAATATGAGTTTTGTGGTAAAAATTCTTTCTGAAGCAGTGTATATCTTAGTCTTAAAAACCTGAGTAACTCCCTTACTCGCTACGTTTGGATCTAACATACCTGCCGATAGAGTTGTATTAATTCCACCTTCAAGTTGCCCGGGCTCTAAGGTAACTGTTCTATTAGCCGAAATTGAATAGTTCAATGAGGCCAACACATCTGACAATGCGGGATTAGCTCCAGATACTCCCAAGGGAAAGTTATAAGTCTCTTTTCTCCACATTAGAGTGGGGGCGCTTATCTGAGAAGATAGATCAGGTACGCCAAAAGAAGCAGTCCTTGCGGTTTCTACTGTTTTAACCCGCCCTAATTCTTCACGAACGGCACGCTGTATTTGTTCTTGTATTGTGCGGTCAAGTTTCTGCATTATATATTTCCATCTCTTTTATAAAGCCACATAAAAATAGGGCCAGGGGCAAGAGGAGGCCAATATTGTTGAAGAGGTTCAGCATCAACTGTAAAGGCGGAAGGAGGAGTAAGAACTAAATTTGGCAAATTGTTTATGTTGTTGTTGGCCATCTGTCTACCAAAAGAAAAATCTACATATCCTACCACACGAGGCCTATCGCTCTCATCATATCTATAGCTAGTAGAATTATCGTTTGCCTTCTTAACCATTGAGTTAAACCCTTCAGCGTGGATACTATCTGGGTTTTTAAATATGTCTCCTAGAGTAATAGGCACTCTACCAGAGTTATCTAAAAATTCCCCGTGGAAAGCTACATAATTATAAAAATACATGGCCTTACTATCTCGACCCATATCTACATTTCCATCTTTGTTAATGTCAAGATATGGGCTAGGACTACGGCTAATGTCAGTTTTCCCATCCCAAAATCCCTTAATAGCATCTCCAATTGGTGGAAAATGATATGTATTTTCGCCAGTTAGATTTTTGGGGTTGAAGTAAAATGTTCGACCCTTACCATCATTATAAAAATCCCACGTAATACTTTCATCTACTATAAAATCGCCATCGGTTTTTTCATGCATATATTGGTCGCGTGCGTAGTACGCTATAAAGGGGTCATCATAACGTCCTCCGCTAGCAAAGGGTCGAAGATACCCCAATATCCTAATCCACCACCATGGTTGGTCGCTGTTTTCAGACCATTGAATATTGCACATCACATTTCTTCTAAATTTTAGTCCTATAGAGTAATGACGCCTATAGTCTGAGTCTAGCTTTTCTTGTACTCTGTTATCTCCATCGGGGAATATGCCGGGCTTCTCGTTATATAAATTACCACCAGAACGAATTATGAATTTTAATCCTTTACTGGCATTTGAAGTAGAGGTAAAATGCACCATTGGGCATTTTCTAGTTTTTTCAACATCAGATAGCCAAACATACTTCATGTTGGAATATCCGCCACTATCAGTTCTATAGGAAATATTTTTCGTACCATCATTGTGATAACGTAAGTAGGCTCTAGGGTATTGGGTAATCTCATCAACCCCTATGTAATGTGTAGACCAACTTGTAGAATTAATATAATAATATCTGTTACCATTCCAAGCAGTAGAAAAAGCAGCAAAGGATCTACCAGCGTAAAAAGCGGGATGAGATGTAGCGAAACTCATAAGCCCCATAGGAGCACCTATCCCATTAGAATATATGGGGTACCAACATCCATCATACTGAATATGGGCATTAATCTTACCAATTGGCCCTCTTCTGGTGACTATAGAAGCTGTTGAAACAAACCTATTATATTCTTTAGAACGATACCCCCATATATTACCAGAGTTATCTCTGAATTGGAAATCAAGGTAGAATTGAGAATACTGAGGCTTATTGCTTTTGTCTTTCGGCTCAGCAACATAATATCCAGCACCACCTTTTAGGTCTTCTTGATGGTCTGTATCATGAAAATATTGATTCCATTTTCCAATAGCATCTCTACAGTCCCAGGTATATATTTGGTTAGCTCCCCATTCTATCCCATCATAAGACTCATAAGGCCATTCATCACTTCCTATCCCGGTAAGAGTATTGACATGTTCTGAGGTTTGATTTAAATCTCCCATAATTCTAAGATGAATTTTACCAGATACTAAGCTATCAAATTTTATAGTGGGTACAATCCCAGTTCCTTCTTGCATATATGGATCATATGCCCCTATAACATTTTGACCTGAACTCCAAGCTGCATTAGAGCTATATTGAAGACCTCTAGTAAGAGTTTTAATATAGCCGGGGTTAGTTCCATCTGGATCTCTGGATTCATACTTAATGATCTCATAGACTTTTTGTCCACTAGATTGCATTTGTAGATAAATATATCCCTTAGGAGGTAGCCCAGTTACAGTAGTAAGCTGTATTTGGTTGACGGTAGTTTTAGTAAGTGCCGCATTAAGCCTAGCTATTACTCCCCTATTTTCTATCCTAAGATTTAATAAGGGAACTCCACCAAATTGGCCTGCAATATCTGGCTGGGGCTTAGGGAAATATGACCCAATTGGTCGGAAACTTGTAACATCATATTTAGTTGTATAGGTCTCATCGAACTGAGAATCAACACTTTTCACCCAAAAAGAATTTGAACTATCGACTGCTTGTGAATATTCATCCATTATAACAATTTTGTCATTAACTTCAACTAGAGGATTACCTAAAGAACCAAAATCAATATTTTTGCCAGGGTTTGCGTATTGTTTCACAATGTTATAAGAAAGATAATCTGCCTGACTCTGAGAGCCAATTGAGGGGTCTTGTACTAAAATCCTACGTGGCATCCCAACAAAATTAGAAGCAGTAGATTTAAATATGCTATTCAAATCTCTAGTAACTGAAGTAATATATTGCCCCACGGGGTTACTTGGGTTCACTATACTTGTCTGAGATTTATTATCTTGGCTACCAGATTGATCGGCACTTAGGTCATATTGATAGCTAACAAATTTCCCTAGTACATAAGCTTCATTTCTTAAGTCTTCTCCGGTATCAACCGTGCGTAAATCAGTTACTTGCCCTGGGGCATATTGATCGCTAGTTCTAAAGTTTACCTTAGTCCCATCAAGGTCTTCATCATAGAATAAAAATCCTGCAAATTGAAGTTCCTTCCCGGTATTGTTGTGTCTCCATAAATGCACAGTATAAGTATCGTATGTAAGATTTCTTCCTATTTCTAACACACAAGGATTAAATCCAAAACCTGGGTATACTCCATTATATAGATGCCACGCGGTTGCTAGGTATGTGTTATACCAACAATTAGTACCATCTACCTTAACTCCACCCTTGCGAATTTCTGCAAAAATAGTAGCATTTTGTCCTGCTGTTGCTCCGCTAACATTATTTCCACCATTTGGGTGATATGCAACGATAGCTTCACATCTACTCCCAGTAAAGGTGGCAACCACCGAAGACCACACGGTTTGAGCAGAGCTATAAACTGCCCTAAAAGAATCAATGTCTTTGCCCACATGAGTCCACGTTCCAGAATAAGTAAGTTTTGTAACATCTCTTGCGTCAGCATAAGTTCTAGGGGCACCTAAAACCTTCAAATATGGATACCCATATCTATTTACTCCCCAGTCCATTCCATATAGAGAAGTTATTTTTGTAATGGCGTCTTGATAATATTCTCCAAAACCAACTTCATATAAATATGGGGCATCTGGAGGTAATGTAGCTCCCTTAATAGCAGAAGTTGGGTTCATCCCCATTGGGTTACCATATTTAATGGGGTCTCTATCTAAATAAATTTGATATCCTAATCCATATGGCTCTACATTGTAGTTTGCGTATATGGTATTTCCACTAGCGTTTGACTTTTTCTGCCTGAGCATCATATGATAGGGGTCTAGATAAGAATTCATAGCCATGATACTAAAGGCTTTATGCAGTTCCCAGCCATCAAAACATGGAGGCTTGGTTTTCCCATTAACATGCCCAATAGTTTCTTCTAGATACCCAGCAGCCATATAGTCTATTGGGTTGGGAGCATCTACATTAAACTGTTCCCTAGCAAAAGTAGAATAATCGTTACACACTACTTCTAGGGTATCTTGCCCATCTGAATTTAAATTGACGTTGAAATCTCTAATTTGGCCTGAAAACTTTTGCACAAGCTCGTCATTACCGGAAGGGTTAACATACCCCTCGTAATAATTTATCTGTCTGTACTTCTTTAGTTGTAGTCCTGGATATCCAGTTTTATCAACGTGAAAATAAGATTCACTTATAGGGTCATAGAAAAATCCAGCACTAGAAACCTTAGGGGCGGCCGAAGACATAAACGGAACTTCGAAAGTAAAAACAGACCCTTGTTTTTCATTAACATTTAAATTAACTTTAGAATAATCTGGTAAGGCAGTATCCGCTATAGACTCTCCCCATTGAGCAGGAACTCCAATACCCCAAGGGCAAGTAACTGCTGCTGATAATACAACCTTGTCTGGGGTGGCGATTGCATTATCTGTCTTCCATAGGCCTACAATTCCAGTATTCATTTTTTCTGAGGCAATATACTTAGTAAAGCGGACTTCTAAAGACTTCCAATTACCTGGAGTAACTACATTGTATGCCTTGGTCGTAGCAAGGGCAGTTGAAGCAATATGAAGGGTTTTTTCTTGAGTAGAGCCATTAGCCGAAAGATAGTTAGTCCCATCTACCCAAAATCCCGATAGTGCCCCTTCTCCACCAAAATAGAAAGTATAGTTACCAACATAGTCAAAGCGCATGTACCCCTTAAAAGTAACACCCCAGCTAGAACGGGGTAACTGCTGCCTTGTTAACATTGGGGGGAGACCGTTCCCCCACCAATATTTCATGATAGGCGTAGTGCCAGCATACGCCGTGCTGCGAGCGTTCCCTCCTGATACCTGAGAGTTAGAAGTGTTTGTATACCACCAAGAACTAAGGCCATTATTCCTGGCTGTATATACAGTATCAGCGTAGCGTATTTTATTAGTAGGAGTAACCCACTTAGATATGGTGGGAGAATATCCACCAACTGCGGTGAATGTTGCTAATGTCGTGGGGACATCTAGCCGTAGGATCACAGTAGTTTCCTTTTCTTCCAATATTCTAGCATGGCCATCTAGTTCTCCGGTTGGAGAACAAGCTCTACTGTATCGTACCTCAAGTTACCCGCACCTTTCCTTACTTGTGCTACTAAGTTTATTACCCTTGCCTTGTTCCAGTTCGTATTGTTAGGCCAGTTTGTATTAATACGAGCTAGATTTTGAAAGTTAAAATATCTTACGGTGCCAACCCAAGCTCTCATAGTAGTAACCATTCTAGAGTCTGTAGCAGGGTTAGCAGTAGTAACCGCTCCAACATTATACCATGTAAGACTTCTTGGCCTAGAGTCCCATTTCTTCTTATGCCAAGCTGGTGCTCCATGTAAAATATCTATGGAAGCTGCATCAAAACTATCTTGTCCATCGTATTCTGCTGGGTTACGAGGGAACTCATAGGGGTTTACACCACTAGACGCTGCTGTACTTTGAATTCTGGCCATTTAGAACCCGTTTCTCCTAGTCGTCCCTGTACGCAGACCTCTTTCATACTGAGTTTGTATACGGTCAATAACAAGATTAGCTATTTGATTAGCATTACCAGTCCCATTAACCGTGATACTACCAATACTAACAGCAGGGCCTTGAGCAGCAGGGATAAATCCTGGTAAGTTAAAATTGCTCGGAGCATTAATGACTTGTTTCTGTAGCTGTTCAATAGCTAGGGTATTTTGAGTTAACGCATCAGTGTTAGCCTGTATAGAGGGGACATATTCCTTCATTTCTTTCTTACCACCGAAGAACCCGCCGATTATTCCACCAAGAACACTACCGGCTATTGCTCCAATAGGCCCACCTAAAGTCCCGAGCTTAGCTCCTAATGCCATACCAGCAGCACTACCTAGCTGTCCACCAGCCGCAGCAGCTTGACTTCCACCGCCAACTGAAGCTCCAATAGCTGCTCCTAAAGCATTAACCAATACGCCGAATCCAGCGTTTAAAACGTCTTTGAGCTTCGTTGTAGAGCCCTGGATGTTCTGATCTAGAGAAACGATATACTCTTCGCCTATCTTCTCATAAGTCACTCTGAGGCGTCCTATGGCGTCTTCTGTGCTAACCAAGTAGGCCAACATGCGCTCATTAGCGTTCTTAACTTCTTCTCGTTGGTTCTCAAGTGTTTGGCCAACTGGGTCTAGCCCTTCTCCAAAGACCTTACCCCAATTCTCTGCGCTATCTCTGACTGCTTTAACTTCATCCGCACTATATTCTTTTGTGGCCTTAAGCAACCTTGTAGATACATCACCAAAATCTTCACCAGGAGCAGCTCCACCTCTTGCTAATGGAATACTAGGTTCTTGCTTCTGAGCCATTAGTTCAATCATTTGCCTGAACATATCGGTATGAACTGTGCTTTCTGTATATATATCTGGAAGCGGGCTTAAACTTTCCACAACTGGGCTAGAAGTTTCTTCTGCTGTTGGTATGTCAGGAGGCTTTTGTTTTGATATGAGGTCAGATACTTCCTTTAATGCACTGGTGGTAGCTTTACTTTCCGAGTAAATATCTGAAAGAGGATCAAATCCCCTTATAATAGGATCAGAAAAATCGTCTGCTGTAGGAATTTCTGGGGGCTTCTGTTTAGATATTTGGTCAGATATCTTCCCCATTTCCTTAGTTGAAGACTTGTTTTCCGAATATATATCTGAAAGCGGTCTAAGTCCTTTAACTATCGGAATAGAGGTATCGGCTGCTCTTGAGATATCTGGAGGCTTTTGATTAGCTATCTGTTCAGATACCTTAGATATAGCACTAGTTGTGTCTTTCCCTATAAGCCCATATTCTTTCCTAAGCTCTGTAGATACCTTAGCTAAAGCAGACCTGTTATCAAACTGAGCTTTTACAACAGCACTTTCAACTGCATCCATTTCTGAAAGTTGTGTTCCATCTTGTTTAAGTTGTGCAGCTAAATATGCTAGAACCCTATCATTGTGCTTCCTAACTTCTTTTGATACTCCTTCAATTCCTCCAGCTTGATTAACTCTGCCTGGACCCATATTGTATCCGGCAATCGCCGCTTTTAAATCTCCGCCCTTAACGGTGTCTATGCTCTCTCTGAGAATTTGCGCAGCTAATGTAAGATTTACACCAGCGTCAGTTAGTTCGCTAGCCGAAACTCCTAAGGAATCCGCAGTTTTAGTGTTGACTTGGGCAAATCCAATATCACGCGAAACTACGTTTCCGTTAGCGTCTTTGTTTTTGTTGACTGCAAACTGATTTACACCGGATTCTGCTGCTACAATAGCTGCTAATAATCTGGGGTCTAGTTGAAATTTTTCTGCTGCGGAGTTTAGTTCTGTTCCAAAATCTTTCTTAAAGGCATCAAGTTTGCCTAATACATCTGAATTAACTAAGCCTAAGTCAGCGCCCTCTATTGCTGCCTGAATGTTATCAGCGCCCTTAGCAATAAAATCTTCTGCATTTAAAGAAAGAGGTTCTCCATGAATAGCTTCCCCTATCTTTTGTGCTCCATGTTCAAAAACACCTTCTAGGTTCATTATGAACTTGTTAAAAATAACCTCTTCTTGACCATACAGAGCAGTAAAGTTTCCCTCACTTGTAGTAAAAGAATCACTAAGGTTACTAACAAACGACTCGAAATTTTTCATTTCGGCGTTTTCTCGACCAGCTAACATCCCTTCGAGATCACGCAAATATTGTTTGTTAAGTCCGCCTAAAGCAGTTGCAAGAGACCTAGCAACCTGATCTCCTAATGTAGAGCCCTTAAATTCAAGCTCTACAACCTGTTGGGCAAACTTCTCGCTAACGAATTTATTAATAGATGACCCGAGACCTTCAATAAGAGTTTTTCCAACCTCTTTAATCTCGAAAACCAACGCCCTTGTATCATGGAGTTCTTTATTAAGATCCTTAAGCCTCTTCTTGGCCTCTGTTACAGCTTGTGCGTTACCCTCTGAAACAGCCTCCTGAAGAGAAACTTCTGCTTCTTTGATTTGTTGAGTTAGTTCAAATCTCTTATCCATCCCTGCTACAATAACAGATGGAATGGAAGCCACCGCACTAGATATAGAATTTTGGATATCTCCTATAAGGGAAACTATTCTTTCAGATTCTTTCGCAAGCTGCTCTAAACTGATCTCTCTAGCATTCTTGCGAAGGTCGATCATAAGCCCACCAAGCTCTTCAACCAGCTTAGCTTGTGTCTCTGTGTCTTTCGTCTGTAGGATTTGGTCTACGCGCATACGCGCTATGGTCTTTAATCTGTCGCGCTCAATCCTAAGAACAAGCTCTTGGCGTGTGCCAACAAGTTGTGCAAACTTAGCCTGTTTTTCATAGAAATCTTCGACGTCCCTTATCCTTAATTCCCTGGCCGCTTCCTCTTTACTAAGCTGAGCCATCGTCCTAAGCTCTTCAGTAACCAAAGCAACCAAAGTTTTTCTGACTTGGACGGAATCGGTTTGAATCTTGAGTTGTTCAAATTCTAGCCTATTTATCTTTCCTTGAATTTGTCTAATCTCTTCATTCAATTTTTCTTCTGTACCAGTAGCTTCAGCCGCAATTCGTTTTTCTTTAGATTGTGCCCTAGCTAAAGATTCTTGGTTAGCTACTAGTTCACCCTGTAGAGATGAATTAAGATTTTGTAGTTCTTTTAATTGCTGTAAATAAAATCCCTGTAGGGCCTGAGCAGTGCGCTTAGCGTCTTTCTCTATCCCCTCAAAAGCCAATTGTTCCTGAATATCTTTTCTGGCGCTTATAACTCCTCTAACAATATGGTCGAATTCTTTTAGAAACTTAACCGAAAAATCAAAATCTTCAAAAGTGTGAATAACCCCTTCTACCTCATCGGCCAAGTATCCTAGAGCTTTAGCCCCTGCTCTAGCATCTGATAACGTAAGGATGTTGGACTCTGACTCTAATGACCCTAAACTTTCTGTTATACCGTTGATAACTCTATCAAGGTTAATACTTGGTATTCTTTGTACGTCTAAAAACAACTTATTTATTCTGCCTGATAGGTTATTTAAATCTGTAGTTAGTTTAGTAGGGTCAATTCCACTCTGAAGATTTTTTCTAAACTCACTATAGGCTTTTTCAATAGATTCTAATGTGGCTATTGCGTTTAACCTACTGTTTTGAAGAGTAGCAATAAATTCTTTTCTAATGGGCTCTGGAAGCTCCTTATCTAAATTATGGCCTAAGGTATCATAAGAAGATTCAAGGTCTTCGAATAAGGATTTTGCTTCTGAAATAATACTACCCAATTGAGATAGGTTAAGCTTTTTGGCTAAATCAATTGGTTCTAGGTTTTCTAAACCAGACGGTGGCGTTAGCTGTTTAATTGGGACTAAATTAAACTTTTCACTTGCCAAGCCTGCTTCATTTAGCCTACCAACTAGTGCTTCTAATTTTTTATTTGGCTCTGAAAACAGTTGATCGCTATTTTTTTCTACCTCAGTAACAGAATCTCTAACTCTAGACAAGGTGCCGATTTGTTCTTCAAGGGCATCTGTGTTTTTCTTTAACCTTTGGAATAAAGAATCTTCTTTATTAATCCTAGAATTAAGAAGATTAACTTGTTCTACAGTTCCTAGCGCTAACTGTTTCTGGGCCTTAAGTTGTTCATCAAAAGATAAAGATTGAAGTCGTGCTAATTCCTGTGAGGTTGTAATCTTTTCTTTCTCTAATACTTGGTTAGCCTGTAAAAGTTTATTTCTCTGAGAGGCTTTTTGTTCTTCTACCGCGTCACTACTATCCTGTTTTTCTAGTGCAATAAGAGATTTTAATGCCTCTCTCCTATTTTTGAGTGCCTTATTAAGTTCATTCTGTCTGGTCATTAACGCCGCTACAGTAGAAAATATTGCCCTAGCTTGTTCTTCTGAGGTAACCGCAGTATCGTCCGCTACCCCTTCGTATTCTTTTTGCCTGAACATAAGAAGGGTTAGCGCTACAAAAGCAGCATCTAGCGCAATCACCCAAAGATTGAAGCTTTTAAGAAGAGCCCCCATTCCTAGAATGCGGGCTTTTGTAACAGACATTTGAACTTTCTGTGCCGCGGCATTTTTCAATTCTGCCGCAGTAAGTCTATTCATCATAGCTACAGTAAGCTTCATCAGCCCAAATCGTTTAATCAATTTTTCATCAAGACCAAGAAGGCTCTTACCTATAGTGACATTAATAAAGCTATAGGCTTTGCTGGCAGTAATAGCTATAGCTAAGATACCGACAAAAGCAGTGAAACCAGCAATCGCCTTAGTAAGAACTCCTCCTATTGACGTTAGGGCTTGTCCTAGAATATTGAACGCCCCTAAAAGTGCTTGAACAGGCTTTATAAGTTCCCCGCCAATTGAATTTCTAACTGCGGATAGAGTTGCTCTTGTTCTATCTAAAACGGCTTGGAAAGTATTTAGCTGAGTACCAGCAGCAAAAATAGCCCTACCACTAGAATCTAAACTCGTAGCCACCGCGTTTTGCACAGTAGCAAAGTTATCAATTAAGGCGGTGAAGTCTACATATCGTCTAATGCCGCTAGCAGTTAGGGCAATATTCTTTTTCTGGGCTTCTGATAAATCTGCCCACTTACCAGAAAGGTCTTCAACTATATCTAAGAATGGTCTAAATCTTCCTTTAGCGTCTAATACTGCTACACCAATATCTTGGAAGGCTTGTATTGTCTCTTCTCTTGGGAGTCTAGCTAAAATAGTTTTAAGAGATTGGGCAATTTCTTTACCAGTTTTTCTAGTAACTGCCCCAACGCCAGCAACAATACCGTTTAGTTCATCTATGGTAACTCTGAAGTCTTTAGCAACAATGCCAATTGCCTCAAGGCTTTCCATTAAGTCTTTTGCAGTAACGGGGAAATCTGCTTGGACAGCTATCCACTTATTTACAATGTCGGTTGTTTCGGACGCAGTCATCCCATATGAAAAGATCGCACTAGTAAGAGCTTCCACTACATCTGTGGCCGCTACATTGGTAGCATTAGAAGCTAAGAGCGCTGCTTGGGTGGCTTTTATAATTTCATTGGAACGCAACCCAACTTGTGCCCATTGGGTAAAAACATCAATGACTTCTTTTACGCCTTTAGCATACGTTTGGGCAAAATTAAACGCCTGCGCTTTCATATCGCCCATAGTATCTACTACAGGTCTTAACACTTTTTGAAGTTGGGCAAATGAGTTTTGGATATCTGCAAACTCTTTAACAGAATCTCTAACTTCATCCATTGTGCCACGGATCAAGAAGAAAGCTACGCGATATCTTAACAGCTTGCCAATAGCAATACCTATGCGCTCATTAAGCTTGTCTTGTTCCAACCGCATATTTTTAGTAGCATCTGCTGCCCTAAGAGTAGCGGCTTGCTGTGCTTTAAGATGGGTAACCTGTTTTTGAGATGCGTCTCCTACTTTCTTCAAAGAGGTTACAGTCCCCTCAATGATTTTACCAAAAGCATCCCAATCTGTGCCACCCTTTTGTGGGAAAGCCTCTTTCATTAACCTAAGTTTTTTAATGACGGCAGTGACTATTTTGCCTAAATCATTTAGCCCACCAACTTGATCTTTAAAATCAAGTCCTTTTTGTTTGGCTATATCAGCCCAATTTTTTTCTAGTAAATCAAGGGCTCTAGCTGCGGCTATGATTTCATCTGTCATGCCTTTTAGCTTGCCAGTTTTCATTCCCGCATCCATTTTGGATTTAAATCCAGTTAGGAATGAAGTGGTGCCCTGCATGATACCCTGCATGGTATCATTTACTTTTTCTGTCTCTTTGGTTGAACCAGCTACAGTAATTTTTTGGGCACGAACAACCGAATTGACTTTGCCTATTGCATCAGCTAATGCGTTTTGTGTTGCCCCAGCAGTTTTAGCAACATCTACATTCTCCTTCATGACGGTATTGACGCCTCTTATACCGCCTGTCAGAGATTCACTAGCGCTATTTAATCCCCCTGTAGCTGTTTCTAACTGTTTGATTACATCAGCTAAAGCTTTAGAACTAGCAGGATCTAGTTTACCCAGAATTTCATTGAGGATGCCTTTTTTGTCAACAGCACGACCAAGAATAGATTGGACATTTCTGATCTCACGCCCAACATTAAAGAAGAGTTTTTTGTATTGCTCTAGGACCGAATTAGCATTAAGAATCCTAAGCTGTATATTATGTTCTGTGGTATCTACAGCGATAGGTCATCACTCCATTCTAAAATGATCTCGGTCACCGCGTTTGTTCTTTTTGCGATCACGTTCTTTTCTTCTTTCAAGATCGTCGAGCCAGTCTTCTAGCAATATATCATACGGAACTATATCGTCTGGGGGACGTTCATCTTCCAAAGTGCTGTAGACTCTATATTGATAGAATCGAAGCCAGTTTGTAAAAAGCACTTTGTTCACATCCCAGTCAACAATTTCGCCCGGGAATAGATTTGTGTGTAGATCAGAAGCCAGACTGAATTTTAACTTCCAGATTGGCTCTCTTGCGACTGCTCTAAGGGTGGCTCCCCAATGAAATCATCATCAGGGAGCACAGAAAGAACCCCCTGAGGAAGTCCGGCCCAAAATACCATCGCTTCCTGCAGGAGCTTAAAGATCGCCAAACGATTAGATTCTTTCTTGAACTCAGCATAGTCAGTCCACAAAGATTTCCCGTCTAAGTCAAAAATACAATGAAATAATTTGCATTTCAGAGACTCAATCTCGGCTACTCCTTCAACGGTATTCTGCATGAAGTTATTCTTCCGAGTGAGCAAATCAGTTTTATCTTTCTTAACGCCACTATATTCTTTCTTGAGTTCTTCAAGGCGCACTTTATTAACACGTTTCTTGGAATGCATTGTCTGGCCTTCGCGCATTAGATCGCTAAGCCTTAGATCAAGCTCTTCCATCTTTCCTTCTTCCGCCTTAGTCCAAATACCCCTCTCGGCAAGAAGCTTTTCCATCTCACTCTCAGTTAGAACTTTCTTTTCTGAGGTGAGTAGTTCGTTCAGCTTAGTCATATAGGCATGGCTAGCTTGAGAATCAGCTTCTACACTTGGGAAGGTAATCTTGATTTGCTTGTTTTGTTCGCCGTGAAATTCTTCTAGGGTTGTAAGTCTAAACCCCTGGCGAATTTCTTTCTCTGCGGTCTTAAGAGACTCGACAGAAAAAGCCTCTCCTAAATCTGTAAACGACATATAGCCCTTTCCTTTCCTGCAATGAAGGGGGGATTAGCTCCCCCCATATTTTACGGAGCGACGCCAGAACCAGTGAGGGTCAAGTTATCTGCAAGGAATGTAACTTCCTGTGCTGCGTTTCCGCCAACTGAGACACTATAAGAATCTCCGCTTACAGTCATATTGGTGACCGTAATCGTCTCCAACAGAATGTTCTTGGCACGATCCTTATAGACCTCAATTCTAAGCTGATTCGATCCATTGAATAGCCCAGTATAGAGTTCACCAGCAACGGCCGATTCAAAGTCTCTTCCTGCGAGACGTCCCCACATATCAATATCGCTATCGTTAGCGGTTACCGTTACAGTAACCTCTGCCGGAGGAATACGAACAACCCCGTAGTACTGAAAGGTCCCCAGTTCCTCAAGGTTCTCCGAAGTCAACGACACATCAACTGCAACTGTCTGCAAACGAAGTGCCTTACCAGCAAGAGTATAAGTGGTTTCACCTACAGTGACCGAATTCCAAAGCCATGCAGTAATATATCCCTTACCAACACCACCATAACTTCCAGCGGTGCTAACAAGTGCATACCCTGGGTCTGCGCTATCTAAAGCATTACCAGACCACGTTTGGCTAGCTTGCGGTCTATAGACTAAGTAAACATCGTCTCCTTCTCTACAGAGAGGAGTTGAAGCCCACTTAGGCCAAGTGCTAGTAGCAATCGTGACCACACCTCTCATGTTTCGAGAAGTACTGAAATAGAAATCTCCATAGCCCTTAACATAGGGAGATGTAGGAGAATACGCCGAACGGTATACTTCATTACCGGCAATTAAGGCAACTGGCAAAATATCAAAGTCAAAAGTTTGGTTAGGATAAGTGCTAGCGCCAATTGCAGAGCCCAAACGCCCAAATGCCTGGCAAGTACCTTTAACAACGCCGTCTCTGTTATTCATCATATAGGTTCTAGTAGCAGTTACAGTATGCCCTATATGCCAGTCGGTCAGCTTAAACAAGCGTACATCACCAAGGACACCAAAATACCAGTTCTTCTCAAATGAAGAAAGCGTGAAGTTTTCACTGGCAAGTCCACCGACATCAAAATTTAAACTGTATCCTGTAAGAGCAGCGCGCGGTAGAATCATTGCTCTAGCTACGCTAGTGCTCCCCTCAAGAATGGGAACCGCAATACTACAATACGCATCAAGCATATTGAGTGCAGTAACCGTCCTATAGGAAGGATTGGATGTTGCAAGCTTCTGTGAATAAAATCCGCGCCTGCGATCTGCATAATTGCTGATAGCTGCACGTTCAATTACCATATTCGAAATAAGAGCCGCATTGTCCACACACCCATAAAGGTTAGTGTCAATTGTCACCGACACAGTAGGACTCTGATCTACATAATCCACGATGCCGCTATTAGCTAATTCCAGAATTCGCTCCTGGGGGATATCAGAATCCGCGCTAAAATTCTGCACCCTCTTGAGTTGAACTCCGTCCACTAATATCGCTGCTCCAGAATATCTAACTTTTTCTGGCTTAGCCATTTCTGCCTCCTAATCTACGCTCAAATAACCGGTTATTACTATCAAAGCGTGATGCTTTTCAGCTTCAATATTTGTAAAATTTTCTGGTGTAAGAACTACCATTGTACCTGGACTAAAAGTAATTGTTCCATAAGTTGCTATTCCGCTATAATCTCCCAAAACTGTAGGGAACCCACCTGAGTCAAAGTTGTAGTAAACAATGCTGTTCTCACTTAGGGCATCCCATATTGCATAGGCTATATCGTCCCTCTGCCCATCTCTGTGTGCTAAAACGTCTAATTCCCACGTTATATTCAGGGCCGACCTGGACCCTAATTGCACAGGTAGAGCACCACCTACACTACTTTGTACGGTGACTACTGGAAAAACTGTAATTTCATCTAAGTTATCGGGATAGCCGTCCATTACAGTATATGAGCCACTGGTAAACTTAAGGATATTTTCCATAATTTCTCGGACTTTATAAATTAGGGAAATGTCAGCGGCTCTAAATTTTAACATAATTTCACCTAAGTATCTTTAAAGTTTTATAGTTAGCGTCGAAGTTGGCCCGCGCCATAACTTCTTTAAATTCTTGCGCAAAGTACTGTGAGCCATTAGCTTCAAGCCAACCTAATCCAGCAGCAAAGAACTTCCTAGGCTGTATTCCTGGATGTTCAAACTCAATGGTTACTTTATTTTTAATCCTGGACAAATATGATGCCTTCTTAGAAACAAGCTTGATTTTCTTTTTACCAAAGAAGCTCTGAATCTCTGCTTTTCTTTGACCCGAATCTTTGCTTGCGGGCATTGTCATATAACTATTGGCTATATTAGCCGTATCTTGGGTGGTGGTGAAAGTCACATTATGCTGTGCTTTCCCCCCTCCAACATTCACTCCAACTACCATGTATTCTTGTTTTCTAGTAGTAGGCTTAATCCCATATTCTTGGAAAGCCCAGTACTTAGGCAGTTGCCCCCCTATAAGAACCGTTACATCTCCTGAATTATCCATGAAGGGTCCTAGGCGTCTTATAGAAGCTCTTAACCTACCCGTTTGTCTAGCTGAGTTCTTGTTACTCCTGGTTGCGTCAAACCTAGAAATGACTGATTCTAAAACCTTATCACCCATGCGCTTAGCTATACCATATGTGCTATAATAGCCCCGATCTTTAATTCTAGCCGCAAGGGCTTCGGCAAAAGCAGTTAGCTTCCCATCTTCCACAAGATCCCACTGCATTTGGGCTGCTATCTGTAAAGCCGGAGTCCAGTCAATGTTAAACGTGCTACTCATCTTTTTCTATTGTAGTGTTTTTAAAATATTCCACGAAATCTCTTCTCATCTCGTTAAGCTCATCGACAATTACTTTCCTAATCTTGGCTTTGTCTTCGCTATGAAGATTTGCCATATCTAAAACTGCTAAAACTTTTTTAAGTCCCTGATTCGTGCGCCTAATTGTCAATTCTTCTAATGGAGAGTAAAACTCTACTACAAATTTCACGGGTCTGATTTCTCCCTAATCCGAACAAGTGTCACCTCAATTATGGATAGGTCATCTATTCCAAATCTTTTTTCATCTTTTGGTTTATAGTAAGTACCGTCTACTACAACACGTTGAGCCCCTTTAAACATACTAGCTGAAGTAGAAACCCATGGATTCACAAGAACATCTGGTAGCTTCATTGTAATTCTAGCATCACCGTCTGGGGCTACTTGGTACAACGTATTTCCATCTTTGTAATAACTAAGAGACCCAATTCTTTTATCTACAAAAGCCTTAATGAATGTTTCAGTATGGCTATAAACTCTCCCTGTACCATCGCAAGTAGAACATGAGGGGTTTGTAGCTTCTTTATTTATAGGGTCCCAATCGCATGAGGGGCAAGCTGTATCCGTTCTATAGAATATAGAGATATTACGGCCATAAGCATCAATCATATGGTATAGATTGCGCTTGTATAGCCGATCGTATAGTTTTCTAGTTCTGTCCCATCTAGCCATTAGTATTCACTTACCTCTAAGTCAGCAATAGAATAATTATTTATCAGGACACCACTCGCCCCATTTATCTTAAGGTCGAATTCTAACTTATTAAGGTCTTCATTTAGAAGTTTAAGGTATTCTGTTTGTGCTCTTAAGCCAGTAGCTAAATTAAAATTGATATCGCCAGCGTTAATGTTCCCAGTACCAAAAACATTCAGTCGGACTTGAGCTTCCATAATCATCTTTACCGTATTTGCCAAATACCAATTGCGAGCCGCAACAAGCAAGTCGGCATTCTGTCCACCATATTGAAAGTCTATTCTACCGCTTCTATCGTTACCGGCTGTGCTGATTACGACATTGTACCCAAAATCATAAACAGAATTAGCTCTGCCAACTCCGTCCTGTACATAGTAATTAATATCTTCTGTTGCAATTAGATAGGCGTCTTCATAGGTATCACCTATTGCGTTTCTAACTGAGCGGACAAAAGACCTTCCTACAGAAGTTGAAGAATATATGATGGGTATGTCTATGACATCAAAATAGACAGGATCGTCCATAGTGATAAGAGCACCGTTGATGTACCCCTCGAACCAAGCTTGATACACACCGCGTTCTGTTGCATAAGCAGTAGATGCGGTAAAATTGTAGAAGTAGACCCCTACGGCCTCAAAAGTACATGCAGCACTAGAGACCACTTGTTCACCCAGGGGGTTGTAGACTACTACTCTCGGGTTTGTAGGGTCTACGAGCTTATTGTCAACATCTCGAAATTCCACATAGATTCGTTCTTGTTGACCACTAAGAATTTTCTTACCCATTTAGTTTCCCCCTTCGACACCATTTGAAATCAAAACTCCATCTAAAACAGGAGATGGTCCTACTAAAGACCTTGGTCCACTGCTGCTAGAAGTATATCTAGCATATAGACTATATTTGCGAGATTCACTGGCACTTGCAACAAATGGATCAGGACAAGTTGAACCAACACTTGTATGTACTTTTGTATCATTTGTCCCGGCCGCATCATAACGGAAGTTAACGAATTCTGATATTGTGGTAGCTCCTTGTGCAACGCAATAAGTAGTTCCACCTGTAAGATTTTGCGTAACAGCCGCTGAGCTATCCCAACCAGTTTGACCTATATCAATATCTGTAATATTCACACATGCCGATAATTGAGCATCTGGGTCACTACCTCCTACAACATACACGGCTGCTTTTATATTCATATTTTCCGCATCGTCAGAAGCGGCTGCCGCAAAAAATTTAGTTACTTGATCGCCACCTGAAGCGACTATACGCATAGAAGTTAAGGTACCACCATAGTTTGCGTACATATTAGCGCCTACGTCTGAATTAAGAGACCCGCCTTCTGTAGTATATCCAAAATCAGGGTCAACATAAATTGGGTAAGCAGAAGCATCTAAAAATTCAGATGGTATAGATATAGTAAAAACTCCATTTGTGGTGTCAATGAACATCTCACACCAAGCTTCTATACCCCTAGCATCCCAAGCTTTTGGGCGATACACATGTGCGAATTTGCCAGCACGATACTGTTCATAAGTATTATCGTATTGCATATCGTTAGCGCAAGAGTTATGGTAAAGAGCATATGATCCAACAACTGAATCTGGTCTTCCGTTTATTTCTCCTGGCTGATACAACCAATCTATCCCCCAGCTATATATGGGGTAGCTAAATACATTGGTTTTAGGCCTAGCGTCAAGCCAAAAGCCCCATTCAGTATAGCTATCATGGGGAACAACATTATGCTGCTCATTATCTACTGGTTTTAAATCTAATATAAACCCACATTCTTGTCCCCAACCATTCATTTCAAAAACTCTGCCATCCCAATTTATCTGTAGGTTTCTGTTAAACAGCCCGATTTTTGGGGGGTCTGCTAAATCAGACCAAGATTGCTTACCAACAAATTGTGTCCTCTGCGTATCTAAATTTTGGATAGCAAGAGCCGATCCCAAAAAAATCAAAGAAATTAAGCCAGCATAAAGAAATTTATTCATAGAGTTCCTATGGATTAATGTAATGATAAATGACCTTAGAGCTATCCAAAACAGCCTGATTATTGTGATGGTAAAAATACTGTGTAGCTACAAACAATGTATCCCCAGTGTTTAAAGAAGCGCTTCCATTAAAATCTGCAATCCTGTAATATTGAACTGAGTCTTTTGGCGTAACCCCTGACGGTGGGTATAAAACCCTATAGGTGTACTTATCTGCTCCTAAAAAGTACTGTAAGTCATACAGAGCATCCCACCCGTTACCCCTAACAACTCGATAAGTAAACTCTTTGCTACTGGTATTTGCGTTATATGCCACCCTAATATAGACCGCGATTTGTCCAAGACTATCTTCCCCCGTCTTAACAAGACCATCTATGCTGGCTCTAAACTTAATATAATATCGTCCAGACCCAGATTCTCCAAGAGCATCTACTTGAGCATGATCCGCTCCTCTAGTTCCAGCACTCTTAAGAGAGTCAAATTTTACTCCTCTGTAATATCGGACAACTACAATAGTGTCCATATCTTTTACTCTAAGTCCAGTGCTATCATGGCAAGAAAGATAGAGCCCAACAGTATCTAATGGGGAGTAAAGCTGACCGAATATGCCTTCAAACTCCGCCTTAGCGACTTGCGGAATAGCTAGTATCATAAGCACCAAAAACAACCATTTCTTCATAGGTATCTCCTTGTTTCCTCTATATTTATACGGTTAGCTAAGCCCTGGCTCTGTTAAAGCCTTGATAGTCCCAGCCTTTGCTCTTTCTTTAATAGTGGGCCTTGCTCCACCCTCTCTGCTTGTAATAGTCGGCTTCTTACTTCTGTCAATAATCCTCCCACGTCCAATTAGTCCTGAAGGTTGAGCAAAGACATAAATTTGCCTAACCATATCTGCCCTATAGGCACCGCTAATATGGAGTTCTTTCTTAAGATATCCAAACTCAACGCCTCTTATGAAAATTTCTTTATAGAAAGACTGTGGGCTTGAACCAAAAATGTATAGTTGCTTGTAAGCTTGGCCTATTTCTAGCCCTTGGATATAGACCTGTTTCGACTGACTATCAACCGCCTGCCCAGTAATATATATCTGTTTATAGACTTGGCCAAAAGAACTACCGGGGATAAATATCTGCTTATAAGCTTGCCCATAAGAAAGACCTTGTATGTAAACTTCTCTTATGTAGCTATTTAGGTCAGCACCACTTATATAGATTTGTTTGTAGATATCTCTTAGGTCCTGCCCGCCTACAAAGATTTCTTTGTATGTAGCCCCAGAAGCAACGCCCCAAACATAAATCTGCCTTAGACAGATGTTCTCAGAAGGGATATTCCCCAAGATATACAGTTGCTTGTAAGTTTGAGATATGTCAGCGCCAGAGACATAAATTTGTTTACTGGTGTAATCTAACGATAGACCACCTACAAAAAGCTGTTTATATTGTGCAGATGTGTCTATGCCCTTAATGTATATCTGTTTGGATAACTCTCTAAAATCATTGCCCTGAACAAATATTTGTTTGTAGATAGAGGAATAATCTAGCCCTTGTATGAATATTGGTCTAGTAACTGGATTTGCGGATTCATACTGACCAGTGATAACAATTGGCCTATAGGTTGACCCAATCTCATTAATTAAGATAAAAAGTTGTTTGTAAGCACTGGCAATTTCTAGCCCTGGCACAAATACTGGTCGGTACTGATAGTCTAGCGATAACCCCTGAACAAAGATTTGTTTGCTATGGGAACCTACAGATAAGCCCTGTACGAAAATTTGTTTATACGCATCAGTAAGCGATACGCCTTGGATAAACAGTTCGCGCTTGTGCGAAGAAAGATCAGCACCGCCAATATATATTTGCTTACTAATTTCGCTAAAAGACTGACCAGTAATAACTATTTCTTTGTATGTAGCCCCTAGCGAAACACCCCAAACATAAAGAGGTCTTACTACTGGGTTTGCAGATTCATACTGACCGGTAATAGAAAGCTGCTTATATGTAGAGGATATATCTTGAGCAGAAAGATAAATTTGTTTGTAGGTATCAGAGAGAGAATATCCCCAAACATAAATCTGACGGTAACTATCAGAATAGGCTAAGCCATCTATATAAATTTGACGATATGTGCTAGCCTCTGATACACCACCTATGAAAATCTGCTTGGATAGGCCAGAATATGACTGCCCGCCTATGTAGATTTGCTTATAATTTTGGTCTAAAGAAAGACCTTGTACAAATATTTGCTTGTAGGCTTGGTCAACTGCTAATCCCCAAACGTATAGGGGTCTATAAACAGCATTGATGTCTAAACCTTGTATGAAGATTTGCTTATACTGGGAATCAAAAGACACACCCTGTATAAAAATCTGCTTGTAAGAAGAACCAACTGATTCTCCTCGAATATACAATGGCCTATAAATAGCGTTAGTATCTAGCCCCTGGATAAAGATTTGTTTATAGATACTCCCAGTATCAAGCCCTTGTATAAAAACTTGTTTTGAATGGTAAGAGACCTGGCTTCCGCCACCTACGCCTTCAATATAAAGCTGTCTGACTAGTGTTGCAATTGGGCCACTACTTTGAAATTCGAGGTCTTCTATCTGCCCTAAAAACGCATCGTCTCCATAAATCCAATAATTATTTACATATAAATGACCCTTAATATAAAGTTCTCTGTATACAGTGCCAGTTACAATATAAGATAGCCCATCAATAAATATCTGCCTATAGGTGGATACAGAATCTTGGGCAGAAAGATAGATTTGTTTATAGGTTTGCCCTAGAGAAAAGCCTTGAATAAATATGGGGCGATAATCTTGGCTTACATTAACTTCAATTAATAGGACACCACTACCATCTTCTAGCTGGTAGCCGTCAGTAGCGCTTGTCTCTATTAAATAGCGGTCTGCCATTTTATGCTATTTTCTGTATCCATACAGATGTAGGAGTACTTAAAGTTTGAGTACCGGTAGTGGCAACTTCCGACCCATAATATAATTGCAAGTCACCAGAAACAGTAACAACTAATAGCCCTCGAATTACTATTAGGCAATCACCATCTGCTACGTCAGTTGCAGATACTCTAATAATATCAACTGTAGTACTAGGGGCTCTTACAGTCCCACCTGTTTTCATTCTAAACCCAGGTTCTGCTGTTACAGTTCCTAAATAAGAAAAATTACCAGTATTTGCGGAAGAACAGGACATAGTGGCTTCAACATTAAATGCAGTTTGTGTTCCAGAAAAATTAACACCAAACTTCATACCATTGGTTGAATCGGTTGTTCTGAAAACTACTCTGTATTCAAAATCCCAAGTACCTGTTTCAAGAGTTTTATCTAACCCTGTAGCTTTAACCATTGTAGTACTAGTAGTATTTAAATTAGAACCTAACTGCCCACGGATAGTCCCTAAAAAAGTTTCTACTTGACTAAGAGAAGCCTTTTTAGTTGTGCCGGCCTCGTTAACGGCAAATGTTTCAGTACCAGTAATACTAGCATCTGTGCCCAATGCTGAAATTTTTCTGTCTGCCATTACGCCACCTTCCAACACAGTAGAGAAGTTGGGGCTTTAACTATTTGGTTTCCAGCCGCGTCTACCTCTGATCCATAATAAAGTTGTAAATCTCCAGATACAGTAACTACTACAATTCCTTTAATGCAAAATAGAATATCGACGTTAATGGTATCAACTGATGTTGACCCTCCTATAGAAGCAGTGGTACTAGGAGAACGACCGGCTCCACCTGATCTTAGTCCTGTTGTACCAGAAACTACATCTTGATCTACCGCACCAGTTGAAGCTAGGGTTGTTGCTTCAAATTGAGTTCCCTCAACTATAAATGTAGTCTGCGTCCCGCTAAAATTTACACCAAAAGACATACCTGTTCCAGCAGTGTCCGACCTGTAAACTATCTTATATTCAAATAGCCATGTGCCCGTATCTAGGGTTTGATCTATATTTGTTGCTTTAACTTTCGTGGTGCTAGAAATAGTTGCAGTATCAGACCCAAGGCTTTTTACAATAAGGCCTAAGTAAGTCTTAAACTGTGTTAATGTGGCTTTTTTACTGGCGCCAGATTCATTAACCGGAAATTCATTAGCTCCTGCTGCTGCACTAACAGCACTAAGCGCAGATATTTTAGTATCAGCCATTATGCAACCTTTCTACAAATTAATGAACTAGGAGCTTTAACTATTTGGTTTCCAGCCGCGCCTACCTCAGAAGAATAATAAAGTTGGAGATCGCCAGAAACAGTTACAACAATAACTCCCTTAATCCAAAACATCATATCTACGTTAATGGTATCAACTGATGTTGACCCTCCTATAGAAGCAGTGGTACTAGGGGATCTTATAGCGCCTCCAGATTTTAAACCAAAAGTACCATGAAGTTGATCTGCTGCACCAGTTGAAGCAGAAGTGGTGGCTTCTGTTTGAGTTCCTTCTGCTATAAAAGTAGTTTTGGTTCCACTAAAATTAACCCCGAAGACCATACCGGTAGTAAGAGTGTCCGATCTATAAACTATACAATAATCAAACATCCAAGTGCCTGTAGTTAAAGTTTGGTCAAGATTGGTTGCTTTAACTTTCGTAGCACTAGAAATAGTACCAGTATCAGATCCCAATGTTTTTCGTACATACCCTAAAAAGGTCTGTATATCGGCTAGAGTTATTTTTTTGCTTATTCCATCGTTAACTGCGGTTTCATGTGTCCCAACCGCTGCGGCTACCGCAGTAAGTGCCGAAATCTTAGTATCAGCCATCTTCGCTCCAAAAATTAAAAAGGGTAGCCACAGCTACCCCATTAGTTTTAGTCCCTTATCATAAGGTATTTTATGGCTCACATAAATCACCTAACCCAGTAGGCGCTTCTTCATAGAACTTATCAATATACTCTTCAGTAGAACCGCCAGCCCCACGAATTTCAATCCAACTAATGGGCTCTATATCCCCTGTTTTGATCCAAAGAGTTGTTCGTATGTCTCTTGTTTTCCATGATAAACCTATGAAGCTAATCGCCAAACCCTGAAGGGGAAGAAATCTTTCCCTATATTGCACCCAAAATTTTTCTGGCTTTACAGTTGAATTGAAGTTTCCGCGAGTCCCGGTTGATGGGGTATTATATCTTACTCCGTTAACCGTAGCGGTAATTGCAGTAATTGTTAAGTTGTTCTTAACACAATGCTTAACAAGTTTTTTAAAGGGGAGTTCTTCGTCCTGCACGAAGAGGTCTTTTTCGTTGATAGACCTTCCGTCGCTTAAATAAGCGACCCATTCTGTAGACATGTAACCTCCTGGCCCGTAAACGTGCCATTGAAAATGAAGGGCTACCATAAGGTAGCCCCAACTGTTTGTGCCTTAGGCACATCAATTAGCTGTAAGTAATGTCGATAGCTACTGCTCCACCCTTTTTGCCTGCCGAAATTGGATTAGCCGAGAATGCTAAGAACCAATGTGCAGCGCTAGTGTTATTGTAGTTATTCATTGCCCTAGAGCCAGAATTAATTAACAAGTCCATCTTTAGTGAATCTTTAGTATCTCTCACCCAGGGCTTAGAACTATGCAACTGCTTAATCGCTAAAATAAAGCCTGCGTTAGCTGAATTGCCAGTGACTTGCTGAGAAGCATTTAGCACACCATACCAAGCTGATGCCTGAGTAAAGGAAACTGGGGCGCCAGTACTAAACATGAATCGAACTCCATAAGAAGGCTTCGGAGTTGCCCATTCATTATTGGCAGTTAGACGATTGTAGTATTCTACTCCCGAACCCATTGTAGAAGTACTAACTGCAAACCCAGTAGCAGTAAGATAGCGAACATTGTTTACATAGCGTGTGATAGTAGGAGTGGCAGTGCTATAAACTAACGCACTTCTAGTCTGCCAACTACCAACAGTGACAGGTTGCCCTCCCTGAGTGAAAAATCCCAAGGCTGTATTGGTGGCAGGCCAAGCAGTGGAAATACCAAATCCATTGCCGCCTAGCACCGAATAAGAAGTTCCAGTGGAACTACTTCTCTGAAGATATACTTTCCATCCCATTTTATGCTACCTCCCTTGGGACTAATCCGTTTCAACAGGGACTAGATTTTCTTCCTGATACTTTTGCTTAAGTTCTTTAGCCCTACTGTCAGCATAGCTAGCTAGATGCGCTGGCAAATTATGCTCTACAATGCGCTTTCTTACCCTATCAAGAGTAAAAATGGAGTCCACTGATAAAATATAGTCTTTAATTTCATCGTTGTCTAAAAGAAGAACCTTATCAATCTGCTTATCGGTTACCGAATTAGGATTGATGATATCTTCCAAATCCTCATTCATAATTTCAACCACATACCCCATCTTATAAAACTGAGACTGCAAAATTACTTCTCTCTCGCCATCAGAAATATCATCTCTAGTCTCAAGAGGCTTAATGGCCTTAGTCTCTTTTCCATTCTTAGGAGTCAAAAAATACATAGAATTACTAATGTTTTTGAATCTATACCTAGCTGTTTCTGTAACTAGCTGAAGGGGCTGTGTGTTGCCTTGATTCTTAGCAACAAACTGAACTTCTTCTCGGACCATTCTTTTACTAGTTTGGTCGTTCTTACTGCCTTTAGGCCGTCCCATTTTATACTCCTTCATGAAGGGCGCCTAAGCGCCCCAGTTGTTATTAGTCGATATAGATGCGGAAGTTTCTCTCGGGGAACCACACTGCGCATCCAACCCTGGTCCACATATGAATGTGCCAGATCAGAGCATCAATGTCAACTGCGTCCAAAGAATCAAGATTCTGTTGGACAACAAATTTCCCAGAGCCTCCACCCATAACCATAACATCTTGGTTAGTGATCGTGTTGCGTCCGTTTGCATCAACCCACTGCATGAGCGGAATTAACGGTACACCACGATATACACCGATAGCACCAGTACGTACGACCTGATCCTTTACAGAATCAGAAAATACGCCGCTGTCTACGTTAGACACGCTGCCGAAATCCATAATGGCATTCAGCAAATGTCTGCGGGCAACGATAGCCTTAGCTCCGCCGCCAGCCTGGTCATTACACCAATTAAGAGCAAAATCAAGAGAGGCCTTAGTTAAAACGCCACCCGTATCATTTGCGTAATTGGGGCCTGCGCTGGTAATAGAACCAACCACAGTTGACCAAGTCTTAGCATTGATAGCTCCCAGAATAGCATCACGTGCCATCCCAGTTTGTTCAGCAATTGTGCCATAACGTCCAGCGCGAAGCTGGTTCAATTCATACTCCGGATGTGCAGAAAGCATTTCCGTACTCAACGTGAATACTTTCTGGAAGATAGCTGTACGCGGAGCATACGAACCAGGCTCATGCCAGTAGACGCGCATCTTCGAAGGAAGCGTCCATTCTACGTTCGTTCCCAGAGGGATAAACTCTTTGTCTAGCAAGAATCCAGAAAGGTCACGTTGTTCAATGTCATTCTGCAACTTCTCGGTAATCTTCTTAGCCAAAGCCGCACGAAGCTTAGGATCATTGCTGTCAAATGCCTTAGACATTTCTTCAGCTAGAGCTTTTTGGACTTCAGCACTTGCAAAATTCTCCATAGAACAACCTCCCTATCTTATATTAATTAAAACGATTCGCCAACATACCCAGGAACAATCTTGAAGCGAAGCTTCAAAGCCGTTCCATACTTGTTTGCAAATACTCTGCTCCACTGAGCAGCGCTGGCCAAGTAAATTTCGATCATACGAAACTTCTTAACAGCCGGAGGCGCTCCAGCAGAACCAACCGCAGTAGCGGTCAACATACCACGATGCAAATGCGACCAATTTACATACAATCCAGTATTGGGAAGAACACTGTGCATCATAATGTTCTGAACCTGGTAAAATCCAGCAGACAAACCACGAGACTCAGCAGTAGCAGCCGGAATTGCATAGCCCAAAGAGAAGGAGTTACGAGAGAACTTATCAGTCCAGAACTCGCCACCCTCATAATAGACTACGCGGGAACCCTTAGGAAGCTTGTCAACAGCATCGGAGGTATCGCTAAGGTCTTCCTCCATACGGTATTTCTTAACCGGATAATAACACTTCGCGGACTGTGCCGAATCATAGGGGCAGCTTAAAAGGATGGTTCCTTCTGCGTCTACGCCCTTGATATAGGTGATATAGCCCTGATATGCAGAGGCATAATCCATCTTGGCTTCGCCTTGGCGAACGTGATCCGGTGCATTAATTACTTCTAACATTTTATCCTCCTAGATTTTTGATAAAACAGAGTTAAAAGTCTTAAACGGATCTTCGTCAATTTCACCATTCGGCAAGGAGCCCTCTGCCTTTGATTCAGCAACGATATCAGTTGAAGCCTTAGACTTGTTTTTTTCCTTGTCTTTCTTCTTCTTCTCTTCCTCAAGCAACATTTTCTTCTTTTCTTCTTCGGTCATCATAGCGGCGTTCTGCGTGATTACCTCAGCAAGTTGTTTCTTATAAAGAGAAAAGGCTTTGTCTGACATCTCGGCTACCGCTTCTTCGGTTTCTTTCTTAGTTTCCTCATCAGCAAACTTCAATCCAATCTCAGCAAGCGACAACATCCTTTCACGGACACGGTCGGTTGCCTCTACCTGGTCACGATATTCCTTGAAGCTCTGTTCAATCTTTTCTTTCTCAGCTTGAATGACTTCATTTTCTTTCGTGGCCTTAGTAAGAATTTCATTAGCAGAGGCAAGCTGGATCTTAAGCTCTTCAATAGCTTTGGCTCTCTTGTCCTTATCGACAAAATCAGCCATAATAAGGTCAACTTTCTTCTGCACTTCGTCACGAAATTCCTGGCTATTAATATCAATCATTTTTTTGCCTCCCGTGGATTCTTCTAAATTCAATTCCACTTCAAATTCTTCCGCAGCCTTACAAATCTTGTCTAATACATAGAGATAATCGGCTGTATCGTAAATTTTATACGGCATAAGACCAAAATTATCAAAAGATTGGGTCACTGCTACCGCATCGTCGATAGGAAACAGCCTATTAACATCGTCTGCAAAAGCCTCGTTAGGAAGATCGCTATCGGTGAGATTCTGCAAATCTTCCGTCATTTCAATTTTCTTCAGCAGAGGTGTTCCCCCCTCTCATTTGTAAAAATTTAACCCAATCCGATATAGATGGGTCTAACTTAAAGTGACCAATGGCTTTAGCTAACATGCCAAAGTTATGCTGGCGAGAAGCTATGGCCAAACCAACTGACTTTACATCCGCTGGATTTCTAACTACTCCTGCTCCTACAAAATTTAAACCAAGCAGCCAGCGAGTTGTTCCAGCGTTTACTTGCATCCTGTTGTTTAGATGATCGCAATAGTCTAGAGACGAGGAAAAGGTCTCTTCACATACCGAGCATTTAGCTGACTGAAAATAAGTCTCCATAGAAAAGAACAAGCCACTATCTGCATATCTCTCCGAAACAACCCTAGCTCTCTCTGGATGTTTGTGTTTCCAAACAGCAGCTTTTGCTATAATGGTCGCTTCGTTGTCTTTTTCCACGTATTCGGTATCATAGATAACGCCAATATTTTCAGTAGTGTGCTCCCAGTTTAGAGGTTTCTTTCTTGCTGTCTCATGACCCTGTTTCATCTCTTCATTAACAAACCCATCATGGTTCTTGTTTGCCCCTGTATGGCAAAGTTCAAATTTAACGTGCATCAAGTCTTTATTTTGGTCTCCGGCTTTTGCTTGATCTGAATCGGTAGGGTCGAAAACAGTCCCTTTAACGAGAATATCTACATAGTTTTCCATAGTGCCCTTCCCACCGTTTCTCTTGGCGTGCATTTTCCTATGGCAACTCCTACACATATACCTTAGATTAGACCTGTTATTGTTTTTTCTATTTCCATCTTTATGGTCTATATCTAGCTGCCCGCTCTTAGTTCCACACTTAGCGCATTTCTTCTCTAGAGGTTTGAACTTCTTATCACCTTTGTTATGCTTCCTGTCTGGAGCAAAACGATTGTGGTAAGTATCATCTCCCTTAGATTTTTGCTTATCTTGATATTTGAACCAATTGACTTGTTTTTCTCTTTTCTTGGCTTCTTCTTCACTATCGAAAGTACCTAGATGCTTACCCGTATGGCTATAGAGCCCCCACTTGCTGCCCTCTTTTTTTATAATAGCCTCAACGAGTTGCTCCGCCAATTTAGACATCTCCCTCACCTTTACCTATAACCCAAATAGAATAGGTGGCTCTTGCAGTTGCACCAGCAACGCCTTGAGCAAGCCAATGATTAATCTTAACATTTCCGTAACCATATTGGCTAATATTAAAAGGATAGTAGTTAGTTGCATACCCGCTTAAAGTGCAGAGCGGCAACGTACTAGCAGTAATAGGCTTAGAAAGAGCCCATCTCCCTTTGGTGTCTTTTATAAGTTTGTCTGGGTTATCGCCAGAAGTTTGTATGCTAAAACCAATTTTTGGCATTCTAGAATTATAGTGCGGATGGGAAGAAGCCACATAGGCAACCAAATAGCATTCTTTATAATTTCCTAAAGAAAAATGGGCTCCAACTGTAGCTAAACCGTTAGCTCCGGCTACGGTACCCCTCATTGCATATTCGGCTACTGGAAATTTATTTCTATACATTGTCCACCTCTATCTCATTACATTTCTACGGTTTCTGCCTAATTTGTTTTTTTTCTGAAATCCCATAGGGTGTCAACTAAAAGATTAGGCTTACTTAATGAATCTAGGGTAACTACATACTGCACACCAACATCTAAGCTTTCTGTAATTTGAGCCCATGGAACATTTGGAACAATCACCCCAGAAGAATCAGTTTGAGGTTCTTTAGGATATCTAGACCATGTTTGTGCTTTAGTAGGATCAATCCCCATAGCTATTAAAAAACCTTCTAGTTTTCCGCTATCATTCTGTACAGAAGCAGTAAGTAAAACAATAGCCTTTTCTACAGAGCTTATCTTTCGTTCATGACTTTCAGCTAAGGCATAAGTACTATACATGAAAAAAGCACAAATAGCGGCGCTTATACCAATAGCCATCATTTCTTTATATTTCTTAAGGGTTTCTAGCATTTGCTCTCTCCGCAAGTATTTTTAGGACCTGATCTATCTTGGCATCTAGTTTGTCATAATTTTTGTCTGTCTTGTTAATTTGCATCTGAAGCCCAGAAATATCTCTATCGTGGTTAAATCTTATATTTTGATGCTCTTTGTTATTGTATTCTTCTATAGGCCCTATGGTAGACTGCATTGCGGCCCGTAACTCTGAATTGTTTATGTAGTGCTTGGGCTCACCCCACATATTGTCAACTAAAGAAAACCCGGCATTAATAGTTAACATAAATGCTAAAATAACTCCAATAAAAACTTGCCACCTACTTAAATTAATGGTGACACTTTCGCCATTAGATTTTGTTCCATTAACTACCATCTATAGTTACCTCACTAACTTCTGCTTTAGCTTTAGGGCTAGCGGGTTTCTTCTGAACCTTTTGATCCACGGCAGGTTTTGTCCCTATTTTCTTATCAGCTTTATCTTTAGGGCTTCCCTTTTTTGGCCTACCCTTTTCGCCAGGTTTTTCATTAGGGCCACCAAAAGGAAGTTGGGGCGGTACAAACAATGCGTCTTCTCCACTTCTCTGATGGCGTTTCTTTTTGTTAAGTACACTGTCATAATCATAGTTAGCTTCTTCTAAGGCAGTCTCGGCATCAATCAAGCCTCTATCATAGAACTGCATAATGAGATTTTTAATTGCCTGATCGTTTGACAAGTTCATCCTTTCCCATTTTACCTTTGGATACAAGTCTGGATACCCATTTTCTACGGCAATTTGATGATAGACATCCTCAATCCAGTTCCCAACCATATCTCTAAATTTTTGTAGCCTCTCTGTCAATACTATAACTGAAGCCCATGGGTCTTGACCCTTTGCTAAACTGGGGTCTATTAAGATCGCAGGAATACCTAAAGCCCTTAGGAGTTCCTGACGAGGTTCGACGTACTTCTTTTCAAATGCTAGAATTTTGCTATCAGGAGCAACTTGTATGGTCTCTACATCGTGTGCCCAAACTAATGTTGAAGTAGGAGTGTTATGCTTCAAAAGTTGAGAAAACGCAATTAGCCTACCCTGAGAAGCAGGGTGATCTTTATCGCCAATCTTATATATAGTGGTATAGTTAGCAAGACCTTCAGTTGTTGCATCATCTAGTCTGCGCAATCTCCTTATAGAAGCAACAGAAGAAAAAGCTCTAGTTAAATATGGTAGCCCCCAAGCTTCATAGTCTCTGCCTTTTCTTTTTAGGTGTGATATGAATTTAGGATTAAGCGGATAGCCATCATTTTCTCTAGTCTTTTTCATAATGCCTAGGTCTTTAAGGTCTTTGACTCCGGGATTGCTTCGTCCGTCTTGTCTAGATAATGCCTCTAGTTCATAACTGGGCCTAAGAAATAGTCTAGCATGACCAAATGATTGGTAGCTTTTAGGGATATTTACAAGCTGTGGGTTAAGACAAACAATCCTCATCGGGAGCTTCATAGAAGCAGGTGCCCCAGGAACATCTGTGTTGTACCAGCTAGTATAGGGGAACCCATTCCCCTTAACCCAAAAATCTAAGCCAAGCTTACTGACAACTTCTTGCAACCCCCTAATAGTAGAGGTTACATTTTGATTAACTTGCTTGTTAAAAAACTGTATAGCTAAGTCTATGTCTTTCTTTCCAGTTTCTTCTGCTCCAATTACCGTTACTGCAAATTCCACAAAAATATCTATCGCGTTACCGCAAGTCCCTTCATAGCGATAAAGCTTGTCACAAAGATCCATTACTTCATAGATTTCTTTATCTGGGGTAGAGATATAGTCACGGACACGGTTCAATAAAAAATCTTGAGCATTCTCTACAGTTGTAGGAACTCTTATCCCTTGGGCCATGTCTAATGTAGCTATGCTCTTGTTAATCTTCATAAGTCCTCCTAGACCCAGAACCCAACACCAATTGGGTCTTCAATTTGCTGAGGGACCGTCAATATCTCGTTAACCCCCATATTGGCAAGCGCTAAGGCAGTAGCCCTATCCTTCTTTTTTCCTTGTGGAACTGTAAACTTAAAGAAATTGCCCATTGCTTCCGCCTGCAATAACATCAATTCTTGTTTCGTAGCGATTAAATCCCACCCTGCGCGCTCCAATCTACTATCTGGATGCCTTCTTATGTCTAGGGCAAATGAAAATCTAGTATGCTGCATGTCTGCCTTAAGACTGCTATACATATGATTTACGGTAGGTTGAGTAAAGGGTATCATTCTAAGAGTACGCAATCCGTAAGCTTCCGGGGGAATGTTTTTATCATCCATATCGAATATGGGAAGTGCTACTTCCCCAGTTGCAGGATGGCGCCAAGCCTCTGTAAGTAAGTCTTTAAAAGTTGTTCCTCCACCAGCAGGATCCATCATGATCCGTTTAGTCCCAGGGAACCGAAATAATGTCATTCTAATTTCTGATAACATTTGCTGATAAGTAGCGCCATTCATTGCTCTAGAATAAACAAGAGCCCGATTCATTCCACCGGTCATTTTAAGCATCGCTATAGCAAAGTTATCTCCTCCCGCAATACGAGCAGAGTCAACCCCCATTACATATGTGCCTTCGGGATCTTCAAGCGCTATTTCTATCCCACCATCCCTCTTAGAAGAACAAGTTTCTATAAGTTTAGCAGGGAAGAATCCTTTAGTTTCAATTGGGAATATAGCCAGATTTTCCATAGCAAAAGCTTCTTCTGTCATATCAGCTTTTTGCATACGAAGAACATCTTCGGCTATCCTATATGGAGAATTTGGTATGCGAAGGATATCTTGGTAATTATAATTATGAACCGCATATTTATCTGGTTGTCTTTCCTGCATTACGTTGTAAAGCAAGAATTGGATATATAGATGATTGAAGGCATAGTAGGCCGAAGAACTAATAATCATTTTGTTTGGCCGACCTTCATTTTGAATATTCATCATTGGGCGAAGAACTAGTTGGATGATCTCTTCGTCAAGCTGAGCGTATTCATCCGGAAGAAGTACATTATATCTGCGACCACGAACTTTATTTCCGTCACCTAATGGTAGGGCTTCCACAAAAGACCCATTGTTAAACCTGATTAATTCTTTTTGATATGTTCTATGTAGCCCCTTCCCCCTCGGAGAACTCTTTCTAACTGATGCTCTTAAAAAAGGAGACTTGTCATAAAACTCCTCAATGTAGTCAAACACATACCCAGCTTGTCTAAACACCGGAGCAATGACTCCTATTTTAGTACCTGGCCACAACATAGCATACAAGACAGCAAACAAGGCTAACATCCATGTCTTACCAACACCGCGACCTAAAACCATCATGACGTAGTTCTTAAAGAACATGTCATTAAGCATTTCGCGCTGAAGCCAAATTAAATCAACACCAATTATTTCTTTGGCTGCTATAACAGGGAAATTTCGATAATACCAAACTAACTGTTCATTAGCAGTTAATTTGTACTGTTCGGATTTTGTTAGCCTAGTTGCTATCTGAGTCTTCACGGGAAACTATTGTTCCTGTTATGGTTTCTTCGGTTTCGGTCGAGGTTTCTTCAGTTGTTCCTTCTTCGTCTGTTCTTTCTTCCTCTGATCCTGCTTCCAACTCGGTTCGCTCTTCTTCGAGGACTTCATCATGTATCCTTTCTGCTTCTTGCATTATTTGGTCCATCTCTTTTGTGTCTAAGACATGGCCTATGTTTCCCTCTGCGTCCAACCCCAAGAGAGCTTCGATTTTCTCAAATGGAGGCAATGGATTTAGGGGGCCGTTTTGATTTCTGAGAAATTTCTGCTTTTGAGCTTCTTTTTCCCATTCTTTTACTTTATCTCTAGCTGTTGCAATCTTTCTATCAACATCGAGAGAAAGGCTAGCTACATCCCCAGACCTATTCTCTATTAGATCAGCCCGCTGCTCTCTCGTTATACCAAGTTTAACCTGAGTATCTTGTAATCTTTTAAGGCTCTCAGTCATGAACTTACTAAATGTGTCTGCGTTTTGAGGATTAGACAAAATCATTCCAGCAACCCTGCGCTGGGTCAACTCTTCTACTAAAAGCTGAAATAACAGAGGTACGTCCGAACTCTTATTAAATTCGAACTCTCCTTCATACTCCGCCTTACGTTGGTTAAACCACTTTTGCTCTTCTGTGCTTAGATGGTTTTCTAGTTGAAAAAGCTCTTGGATAGTTTTCTTAATTTTTTCTTTGTGATTTATTACATTAGGGATACTGTCTGCATTTGGTCTTAAATTATTATGAGAAGCCCATTGATAGCCTGACTTCATTTTGATTCTAGTTTCTATATCTCTAGGAGCGCGTGGCCAACCAACCTGCGCTTCATCTAAAATACCCTTAACTTTCTCTGGTACTTCTGATGGAGCTAAACCGTTCTTAGCTTGAAAAAACTCGGATAGCTTTGTATACCAAGTATTATATTGTACTTGAGACAAATCAATTTTTTTTGGCTTAGAAGGTCTACGCATAGGTTCTCCACTTATCTTCATAATTTCTACGGTATTAGGCAGATACAGAGAAGATATAACGAAAGAAAATTAGGTATTATATAGGTCTGTGAAGATTTCTTTAACTTTTCTGCGGACTGAAAGAAGAATAAGCTCTACTTCTTTTTTGGATATTTTAAGTTCTTTAGCTACTCTAGATGGCTTAAAGCCACCTTCTCCCTTAAGCATGAAATTGTAAACTGCTCTCTCTGAATGAGTTAGAGCGAGTTCAATTCTACTTTCGAACTCTTTAAATTTCTGTTCTGTTGTGGATTTAAGCTTGTCAATTTCACAAGCTATGTTTAGGAAGTAGGTATCGCTTGTATAGTGTTGGTTATGGTAGTAGTCTGAACCTATGATAGCTTTTTCAAAAACTTCTTGCTTCAAAACATCAAAACGTAATTTCCTAGCATGGAGTTGTAGAGTTTGATAAACCCATGTAGAAAGTTTTCCTCTAGATGGGTCATAATGACTCTTGTAGGCCATCCATAGCCGAGTCCTCAGATTTTGTTGAAAGTCTTGTAGGTCTCGCTTATCCCTACAATACTTATACGCAAATGTCTTTACATGAGGATCAAATTTTTTAATAAACTCATTATCATCCATTAATCATCAACTAGCCCAACAAAAAACTTTAACAAGTACCCGTCAGTTATAAACTGAGTTAGATCAGAAGTTGTAAAGCTCCAACTCACTGGTCCCTCAAATTCTTTTAGTATCCCAAGCATGTAATTACCATCAACTAAAATAGAGTATTCAAAATCAACCGGTTCTGTTAGGTCCACATACTCTTTACCAGAGTATCCAGGTCCTTCTACTAAGAGTTCCATTTCGCTGTTCTTAATATTAATTCTAACGGCATGGGTTTTATCGTCTGCAACCACTCCAATCCTATGAAGCGCTTCATACAAATGGGCCTTATTAAAAGTGAAAGATTTGTCCGCATCTTTAGACTCATCAATACAGTTTTTTAGTTCCGCCCAAGGATAAGAACAATTAGGAGTGCGATACCCAAATCTAAATTTCCCAGCGCATCCGAAATAGTATCCATTCTCTTCTTTATACTCCAAGTACCTAAGGTCGGATAGCCTCATAATAAAATCTATAAGAAACTTTGGCAAAATTCCTTCTGGCATATCAATCAGGTCTTTGCGCCTAACATGCGCCCCCAGTTGAATGTCTGAGCACGTTAAAGAATCATAAGTATCGCTGTGCGCTACATAAACGCCCGACAACGCTTCGTGTTCTTTGTCAGCAGAAGAGTAAATGCAAGAGAGAGCTTCTTTTAGCTGCTTTAAATCAACCTTATGAACCTTGCTATCAATTTCTTTAATTTCTGTAAGTGGTTCGAACTCTTGTAGGGGATAATCTGGAATCTTATATTCAGAGCGCCCCGAAGATACCACTAAAACATTATGAGTTCCAGACTTTGCCTGGACGCTACCAATCTGGATATTACCTGCAAACTTACTGACCAAACCTATAAGAGAAAACACATCCACACAAATCTTACCGGTTTCTTTAATATCTGTAGTAACTGTAGCCGACATCATTGCATATTCATTGACTGTCTTTAGCAACATCCCATCTTCTGAAACATTGACAAGAACCTGCCTTCTGAGCAATTCGGTATTTTTAGGATTAATGATCGAACTAACTATCTGAAGACAACCAGTAAGTTCCTTCGCATCTACATTAACTAGCATTTCTTCCCTCTCTTTGTTAACTCCCCTATAACTTCTTTCCATCTAAACCACTCTGGTACGGGGTGCGACTCATACTTATTAATCAGCCATTCCGTCAAATCGAAAGTACCATCATGCAAATTCCTATGATGAGAGAAACATAAGGTAATCAAATTATGGAGGCTATCGTCTCCGCCTAGGCTTTTGTTGATAATATGATGAGTGCCTATTTCTTGCGTACTTCCACATATACGGCACATGTATTGATCTAGTTCTTTACTTTTGGTAATATTTTTTGGAGACTTGACCTTCTTCTTCTTGAAGAAACTTTTTCTGCTGGAATGTGCTTTCCAAAACAATAGCATCCCCCTCCTTCTTAGAGGTCTTTTCTAGCATAAGCCCATAAATAAGAGATGAATAATTAGATATGTCTAAGCAGGTGTCTCGAATACTTTCGTCTTTGACTTGGGCTTCATACCCTGGCTGGATAAGAGTGCTTAAGCGTGAAATCTTGTCTAGCAGTCTAATAAAAGCCCCTACTTCAGCCGAAACTCTAAGTTTGTCGTATGTCTCACAGGTCTTAAAGTTAGCAAACGCATCGGCGTCTTCATTTCCACCTGTAGCATAGTCTGAATTCTTTTTTTGGGAAAGATCGTGCGCATCGTCGTAGAATTTCTTTTGGAGTTCTCTAAATTGTGATCTGGTCATCGCCTTCTTCCTTTGAGTGATTATTTGGATCGTAGCTAATTTCTCCTATCATATGCCTCAGGGCATAAAGTGGCTCTAAATACTCCGACTTACCAGAAGATGCGATTTTATCTGAGATAGCTAAGTCCACAAGAAGGCTAGCCAAATGATTGTACTTATCTACAAACTTCCTTACTGTATCATTACGCCAATTAGGCTGTCTTTGATAATCTAGTGGGTGAGAATGAAACTGAACTAGCCTACAGATATCCCCAGAGTTTTTAATTTTCATCCTCTTTAAAATACCCTTAGATAGTTTAGCTCCTGTAAACTCATGGTTTCTGAAATTTAGAGTTCCATCAGAGTTGACCTTGTAGTATATCTTCCCAATATCATGCAAAAGAGCAGCCCACTTTAAAACCGGATTATCTGGCACATTTTGAACTACTAAAACGCTATGGTGTAGAGCGTTTCTAGAGTTTTGCTTGTGTTGTGGGACTTTTTTTAAATCCGCTAGCTCTGGTATAATTGCATCAAAAAAACCACAGTTATCTAAATTAAATAATAGCTCTTTGCAATTGGGGGCAAGAAGAATTTCTTGCAACTTGCCCCCAATTGTTTCTAATTCATCTCTAGTGTATTTAGACCAATGGTCTCTACGCTTGAGGTCTAAAAATGTAAGGCTACTGAGGCTTTTCGACATTTTTCTTTTCTTGCCAAACTTCAGTACCTTTATATGCCACCTTAGCCCCAGCGTATATACCAAAACACCACTTCAAAAGGTCTACATAATTTTCTTGACTAAGAAACCCTAAAAATAGGGCACAATGAAGGCCAACCAATATTAACCCAAATACAATAGTGGTTCTTAGTCCTTGTAGATTTTCAAACTTCAATAATTCTAGAACTTGTGCCAACAAAATCACACCCCTTAGTTTTCGAGTCTCCAGGTATCTCCAACATGACTATTTAAAGACTGTACTGCCATTGAAAGCAAAAGCTTAACAACATATTGATCCGCCCACTCTGCGTACCAAGGCATTTCAATAACATCGTCTAAAAACTTTACCGCCAGATCAAGCTTATTTTTGCCATCAGGCTCATCTACTCCCTCAAGAGTAGAAAAGTCAATAGCCGCTTTTTCTACGATAGTTACAACGTGGTCTAAAAAAGCTGCAATCAAATGAGCTTTCTTAAACATGGTTTTTTCATTAATCCCGCCAAAAGCTTCTTTTGCTTCCGCCTTTAGGGTTTCAATATCCGTATAGGACGAGAGCCAAGACTGAAGATACTTATAATCGAACTTTACTGTAGGCATAAATCCTCCTAGCCATTAAGTCTGCTGATTTCTTCTTTATCCCACGATAAAACAGAGCGACCAAGGTCAATCGAGCTATTCAATTCACGTACCTTGTCTTTCCCTCTGTCTGCCACATATTTATACGATAAATACTTCTGTTCTTCGAGGTAAGGAGTAGTAGGATCACTATCTCCAGGAATCTTTACTTGAGTGTTTCTAGACAGCGCTTCTTTGCGAATAGAAGTAAACTTTCTATCTCCGGCATATGTGGACTCTACTACTTCTAGAGCGTGATCGCAAGCGAACTCCCATCTAGACTTAGCCATATCTGCCCTGTAGGAAGCTATAGTGGCCATCTCTACAATTCGCCCCATTTCGTTTTCAAACTCTAACAGTTTATTCCTAATAGCCCCACCGTGTTCTTTAGGGTCTATAAAAAATGTCACTTCATCAAAAGGGGTCCTAAAGGGTGGCTTAAGGATATCACTTACTTTCATTTTCCCATCCACAAATGCTACACCAGTCTACTGGGTCCTCTCCTATGCAAATAAGCTCACTTCCGCACCTAGGGCATGCCAGATAGCACAATATCGTCTTCCTTCATAATAAGCTCAAAGCACATCCGATTTAGTTCTTTAAGGAGGGCTAACTCCTTGTCGTTTAGCGTAAGTTCTAGGCTACTTGGCATTTATCCCCCTCGCAAAATTCTTTCGCCCCGTCTAAGTAACTCTCTTTGTTGTTAACTCTGATTTCCTTCAATTTTGCAGATCGAGACTTATATTCCGCCTCAGATATAGGAACATACGGAGCCATATCATATCCATGTTCTTCATAGGGCAAAAAAGATATCCCCTTTAGGCGGCTCTCATATAGAGATAGGGCCTTAGCGATATCCGGAGCTTCATTTGAACGGAATTTGACAGTACAACTCACTTGATTGTCTGCCCAATAATGCTGCATCTGTGCTGCAAGCTCTAGCTGCTCCCACATAGAGACTTGAGCTACAGAACGGGTGAAGTTTCGTTCTCTAACGGGAAAAGCGATCACAGAAGAAGTCTTAGAGTATGTGTCCTGATGTGTGACTTCATAGCCAGCTTCTTTAAGAATTTTTATAAGCGGAGAATCGGCGTCAATTCTCATATGCCTAATATAGTACTCAGATTCGGGGTAATGCACACCTGGAGGAACTCCAGGCAATAGAGATACAGTCCCAGATGGCTTTACAGACGTTACTTTAATGCTTTGGGGGATACATAGCCATCTAGAATATACCTTGTCTAGCTGTCGGATATATTTATAGCCCTCTTCGCACCAACGCAAATGTTCTCTAATGCCACGCATAGCAATAGCTTCTGCTATTCCACTCTGAGAAGTCCCAATTCGCCTATTGCGAAGCATAACCGCATTGCTTCTAGGGTTATGTGTTGGAACAAGAGTAACTGTCTTGGCATATAAATAGGCATATTTGAGGACTCTCATGTATTCATCCAAATCTTTGCATCTAGATGGATATGTCTCAACTAAACAACAAAGTTCAAAAGACTCTAGGCTTTGTTCAATGCAGGGGTTTGCCCCTTCAACAAGCGCGTCTATGCCCTCTTGAAATCCGTCTACCATCCTCCCATAGTTGCGCATGTTGTGGAGCCAAATAAACCCTGGTTCTCCATTCTTAGCAATTTGCTCGCCAAGTTTATTGTAATCCATTCCAATTTCTGCCAACACACTATTATTGCTAGTCCATCTATGATCGTTGAGTTCTGCTAAGTATTTAGTTGGATCTTTTAAAGAAGTAAAACCTTCATCATTGGGGTCTCCAAACATTACCTCAGCAGTTCTGCGAACATTGCCAGAAATAACACATTTGCCGATAACATTAAATATATCTACTATGGCAGCCGAGGAAATTTTTTCCCCTTCAACCGGTGTGAGGATTGTTGAGATGTCCGCAACCAGGGTTTCAAGCGGTTTATAGCCTGACGCCGTTCCACCCAACCCCTTAATCCTGGAACCTTTTTTCCTAATTTTTGTATAATCAATCTCCCGTGGGAAAGAACTCTTTCCAACGTAGGAGTTAAGAATTGTCTCAATTAAATCGACCCAGCCCTCTCGCGTATCTGCAACTACATAAACAAAGTCGCCAATTTTTGGCTTTCTAATCGTTACTAAACCAGATCCTCTAGCGTCTCCTCCTACTCCTACTCCTAACATAGACATATCCATAAGAAAAGAAAATGGAGAGGTAAAATCTGTGCTAAGTTCCTTAGTAGAAACAAATGCACAGTTGTTAAGAGGGGCACCACCTTTTTCATCTATAATCGAAGCCCCCATGTTTTGTAATCCGCGTCCAGGAGGAGACCATTTGAACTCCCAAGCTAAACGATACATTTCTTGGGCAGAGTTTTGTGCCTTGTATGAATTCCATGGAACTTTAAGAAGCTCGCAATGGCGTCTTTGTATTGTATAGACCCCTTCAACTACTCGCCTTAGTGTTTCCCAAAACTCTTCGTGACCACCCTCTTCTTTTTCTCTAGCATATTTGGTTAAAAATGTAATATAGCCTATTGGTCCCCATTCTGGTTGTTTACCACGAAATTTGGCAATAAAATCCTCTTTAAGCTGAAACATTAAACCACCCCTTTATATATCTATATACGATTTTGAAAATAGCAGGACCAGTCCGCTGTTTCTAAAACAACGTAGCCCCTTTTAAATACTGGAAGGAAAACTACTGTAGTATCTAGGAACATAAAAGAAGACCAAGTATTAAACCCATAGCCCCCCACAAAAACATATCTAAAAGACCTAGAATTAAGAAGGGCAAATAAATCATCGTGAAAATCTAAACTACCGCTTTTTGCTAACTTACCAGGAACATTATGAAGTAGTAAAATATCCGCATCTTTAGGAGTATTAAACAAGTCATACTTCCTCATGTGTTTAATCGGTACTGATGCGCTTTCATAAAAATTAGGACTATATGTACCGGATACTCCAGCAACCTTTATCCTGTAGTCTAAGAGAATTTCTTTATTAACAAAACGCCAAGGCATTGCATCATCTTCAATGATTCTCTTCACCATGCCAAAATCTTCGTGTTTGCCCGCTATAAAATAAGTATCTACAGGAGGAACAAAACTCCTTTCTGTAATGCCAGTATTTCCAGCTATAAGGATAGAATCAGCATCAACAAAAGAAGCATCCTTAGCAAGGGCACGAAAATCTCCGAATACTCCGGCGGTTACCAATAGTTTCATATTAAGACATCTTTATTTTTGGGGTCATTAGTTCTTCAATACGAGGAATGACTTTATTGAAATCATAAGTATCAATAATGAACTGGCGGTTTGCCGCCTGTACTTTCCTCTTCTCTTCTAGACCGAGCGATTCAAACTCTTCAATAAGATTGACGCACTCTTGTACGGTATTCCAGGTATGAATATTGGGGTATGCCAAATCTGAGCCTAACCAATTTCTAACCAATGGGATAGCCCCGGTCAGCATAGACTCAGCAATCCCGTAATTGAATGACTCAAATAGGGATGTGTTAAGCGAGTATTTCTTGTCTTTCAGCCACAAATTTACCTCTTTTTGATGGCCGTCAAAAACAATGTTGGGCGGAGAAACAGTCTCCATATATCTATCAAACATAACCTTGTATCTAAGGTCTTGATGTTCTCCGGCAGAGAATAACCGATGGGGTAGTTTCCTTTCCAACACTTTCTCCATAATGGGGAAAATTAAGCTAGAGTCCTTCTTGTAATTAATATGCCCCAAGTATGCAATCTTATCTCTCTTTTCTAAAATATCGGCTAAGTCATAATCTTCTGTTTTAACTAGGTTTGGAATAATATGGGTCTCACAAGAATTTTGAATCTTATCCCAAAACCCCATAGTCCTTAAAATATCTTTAACCGATTCGTTGACTAAAATAAGATGGTCAACCTTACTCCAATCAGGCTGTCCGGGCATATCGGTAAATGCCTCATAGCTATGTAAGCGACAAATGACCTTGGCATGCCTAGTGGGGAAGTTAGCCAAAGCATACAACATCAGTTCGTTACACCATTCAAACCAAAGAATATCAGAAGTTTGAACACATTGAGCAAACTTAGCTTCATCCCCTCTGATAAAGACATTGACGGACCCTTCACCGTGAATATCAGCAAAATGTTTTGCTATATCCGGAATGAAAGAGGGAGGATTGGCAAAAAACGTAATTTTCATGACTCTTTCCTTTCGTATTTTTGTATTGCATAAGCAGGACGTATAATATTCTTGTTTTCAGAAAACACTTCTAAAATTGCTGGAATTATTTCTTCTTCCATATAAGAATAGCCCAAAGCTCTGGTGGGAATAAACTGATGTGCGCAAGCTATGACTACAAACCGAGGGTGATAGAATGTAATTTGGTCTTTAATATAGTTTAGAGTAAGATACCTCGTGCTTGTTAAAACTAAGCAATCTGGGTCCTTTCTTACTATATTTAATCCATTCATTTCGAAGTTATCTGTGATTAGGTTTTGATAATCTTCAGAAATAGCAATTCTCTTGTTCCCAGCAGAAAGCTTCCTAATCATATTAATAACCTTTTTGTAATACTCACTTTCCCCAAATCTTAATAGGTCTTTACTAGGATCTACTTCTCCGCACATAGCTTCATAATATTCCACAGCAACTTCTTTAGAATAGCGAATGAATGGCTCATAGTTATGGATGTAGTTTAAATAGGGATGGTCAGATTGTTTAAACGTATAGCTATTTACTTCTGCGGGTTCAAATTTAGGTATGTTCCAAATAAGCCTAGGACTGAATAGGTCGTATGCAGCCCTAGCTAAATGAGCTTCAGAGTCTCCGAAGTCGAATCCATGTAGGAAAGTGAATTCGTCATTTTCGTATTCGCCCTTCTTGTCTTGCAATAGCTTACTAAGACTGTCTCTCGCAACGTCTAGCGTACTACTCTTGACTTGAAACGCTTTAATTGATCTGTTGAAGGGAGACAAAAAAAATGTCTTAACTGCTTCTTCCCCATCGGTATCTAAAGAAGTTATAATCACTTCCATTCCTTTCCACTATGCTTTAAGATCGAAGTAAAAATTGATTCCCAAGATGCCTCAGAGGCATCTTCAAGAAAAGAAAATGCTCGATCATCAACAAAGTATTTACATGGTGGTTTGGCATAGCCAAGATAAATTTCGTCAAACGGAAAATCATAGTCCTCTAGCCACTTAAGCATGGTGTGCATTAAAGTTCCATGCTTAAGATTAAATTCATTTTTAGTATAGGTATCTACTCTGCTAGTCCAAATAACTATATAATATCCCAGTTCTCTTAGATTAGACAGAACTCCCTCTGCTCCAGGCAATGGGGGGCCAATAATTCTTAGGTCGGTAGCAATAGGGGCACAGCAACCATCAAAATCAACTGCAATCCTTCTATTAAACCCTCTTCCACAAACCAAAGATTTGTTTTTAGTATATAGCTTCAAAATCAATCCTCCACTGAATATCATTGACGTTTGTTCTATCTGTATACGCCAATAAAACAGCATACTTTGCCCCACGAGGAGAGGGATGGTCACCGAAATCTATTTTATAGTAAGGATTTATCTTTTTTAGGTTTTCTATAATTGTTTCTAAGCTAATGTCTTGCCAACACTTACCCTTAGCTTTCCATTCCGGGTTAGGAGCAACTCCAGCTTGGTTAATGTCGTCAATAAGAATGCTATGAGTTTTAATGGGATGGTTTCTAATCGCGGCTAGCTCTTCAATAATAGGAACTTCAACTCTACCCACAGTATACCCAGGTTCCCAGTGACCATCTAGCCAAAAAGTAATAGGTTTTTCAATTTTCTCAATTATCGACCATAAAACATCTGCACTATCCCCTAAATGCAAATGGACATTCTTATTTTCTTTATACCTCTCTTTAGCCATATCATAAAAATAAGAGTCTATTTCTATACTATGTATTTCCTTAAAGCCGCACTGCAAAGCCGTTAGTATCCCCTGCCCCTTAAAAGTGCCGGTTTCGATAAAGACATCATTACGGAATTGTAATAACAAATCCCATCTTAATGTGGTGTTTTCAAAAAATAAACTGGACATTAAGAAGCCCCTTTCATTTTTAAGCACTCTTGGAATAAGGCTTCATATTGTTTACTAACAGCCTCTGGACTGTACAAGGCTTTAACCTTGTTTATTGCACCACGAGAAAAAATCTCGTATTCTTTTGGGTTGTTTATTAGAAAATGAACGGCACTTGCCAAATGAAACAATTCTTTTCTACAAATAATCCCTGCCCCTTGCGCTGCTTCTGGTCCAGCGCTATCTTGCCATGTTATTATGGGAATACCTTGAGACATGGCTTCTACAATACAATATTCAAATCCCGCTTCCCATGTTGGGTTAATGCATATATCGAGTCTGTTAAGCGCGGCAAGTTTATCTTTTTGTTCTCCCTCTACAACAAAATAATTTGGTATTTCAACCTTTTTCATCTCTTCATAATATTGTCGGTTAAATTCATGCCCCATTAGTAAAAACTTAAGAAAATGCCGATATTCTGCCATAATTTTGGCTACCCCATATATAACATGGTGGAGCTTATCAATTTCATACCTAGCAAGCCTTCCTACAACAATCTGTCTGTGTTCTTCACTAGGGAATTGCCTTGGCTCTGCTATCGGCAATGTGCATATATTAGGGATAACTAAAACCTTCCTATCCTTACTCTTGCTAGCGGTGTATTCACTTTGCCCAACCGTAAAAGCACACATATCTTTGGGAATATGAGAAGGTCTCGGGCAATGAAGATTTTCTATGACGGGAATCTTTTTGACATAGGCTTCCGTTACCCAATTGGGATTATCTCCACCCCCCGTCTGCTTCACAATTATGTCGATTTTATGATAATTCAGAAGCGCGCTAAAACCTGGATAATTTTCATTCTCGGCTATAATGCTGTCGCAACCAGCAGCTTCAAATTCTTTTTTAATGTCGGTATCTAACCAACAGTACCCAATAGCATAATGCTTATACTGTGGAGTAGTAGCCTTAACTAGTTCTAGGGTGGCTTGAGCTATGCCTCCAAGAGCCCACCCATTAATGACATGTAATATCCTTGGCCTAAACAATGTTTTCCCTCCGTAAGAACTCATACAGTTCAAGCGCCCATCTTTCATTGCTCCTATACTTAGCACAAAAGTCCCGAGAACCTTCAGTATATATATTAATAAATTGCGGCAATTCGAATATCATTTCAATCTTGCGGCTGAGATCATATACATTAAAAGGTTCTGCATATATGCCAAAATCTCCATATATGCGTCTAGCTTCTGGCCAATCTGCTGCTATGACCGGTTTTCCAATTGATATCCCCTCAAGACCACATTGAGATACAATCCTAGGGTTATCGGGGAAAGTAATAATTGCAGAAGACTCATGGTAGTGCTTATATTTATCCATTTCTGAACAATTTGGTATTTGTTCGTAGGGGACCTTAAGAAATGAAGCAAGCGAACTCAAATCTGGTCCAACTCCCAAAACTAGAAGCTTAATTGAGGTGTCGGCCATTGAAATGGCCTCTAAGATCATATGCACCCCTTTATCTGGACGAACTATCCCCGAATAACAAAGCTGTTTCTTAATTTGGAAATCTCTTGGGTTAAGATTGAGTGTGTTAACAGGGTGAAACAACGGACATGTAGGAATTGACAACCCCTGAAGCTCGTCTATATCAATTTTCTTCCATGAAGTCAAGAAATCTAAATAAGATAGTACTCCCCCATATTGCGACCACATTTTTTGAATATGTGGTAAGTAGTTTCTTGTTTTAGGGATAAAAGTATGGGAAGGTAAATCTAAGATGTTGCATCCAACTTTTTTTCCAGTGTGATCTTTGAGATGCAACAAAAGCGGAATTGCAGAAATATCAAATCCAAAGAAAATATCATATTTTGAGATATCGGCTGTATCCGATGTTATAATATTCACTTTCGGTAGATCAATCTCAAACGGTATAGTTGGATTCCCCTCAAATAGGTAGGCTACATCTATGTCGAAGTATTCTTCTAGAGCCTTTGCTACTGGATAGACCTGCCCTGGAAAAGCAGCAAAAAACAAGCACATTTTTAACCGTTCGGCCATATGATCTTCCTTAGTGATTGAACAAAAACTTGTTTGCTGTACCTGCTATTAAGAAACTCTTTCATTTCAACTATGTCTGTTTCAAATGTAAGAGCCTTCTTCATTTGGGCAGTAAATTCTTCGGGAGTCCTAGCAAACAGTATGTGTTTGTCTAGGTACATCTCTCTGTTAAGCGGATTATCCCATACTACTGAAGTCTTTCCACACCACATGCACTCAGCTATAGTTCCAGAGCCACAATATGACCCTCTTTCGCCAGAAATACCAAATTTAGCCCCAGCGATAAAGTTATACTTCTCTGTTTCGGTTATCTCTGACAAGATTCTTAAAGTGATGCCATGTTTAGCTGCTAGATTCTTGCATTTTACTTCATCTGGGCCACTACCTACAAAATATAGGTCTAGTTCATCTTTAAGGTCTTTGAACATCTCGATAATTTCAGCTTGGCCCTTATGTTCATTAATACTGGCACACGAAATAGCGTAGTCCCTAGCCCCCTTATATGGTTTTGTGGGTTCTTCAAAAAATACTGGGTAGAAGACTTTACCGACTGGCATCTTATTAAGGTAAAAATAACTATTGTAATAGGTAGGTGTCTTAACTGCTATAAGATCCCAGTTCCCCCTACTTAGCTCTCGTTTGATCGTATCCCAGCTAGCTATATAATCGGAATAGTAATGATGCTTGCCACTATAGTAGTCCATAGGGATATCTAACAACATTACGTACTTCCTAATATTATCTATCTTAGATGCTATGGCTCTATACACATTTTCAGCAGAAGTTAAAACTGTGTGGTCTGTCGCCAACAAAACAACGTCTTTACCCTTACATCTTTCTATAAGATCCGGACTAACTACTAAATTACCGCTCTGTGAATCTATCCTATTAAAAATGATTTCATCAGAAAGGCTTTCTGATGTTTTTAATTTCCGAAAAGAAAGCCTCGCTGGGAAAAGACAAATAGGGACAGTTTCAATGTCCATTTGTTTTTTAATTTCTTCTGATACAAGAAGGACAAAGTGTTCGGTTATTTTTGTAACCAAGATAATTACTTTATTGGGCATCGTTGACTACCTTGCAAATTAAGTTAATATGCTCTTTTGTTAGAGAAATTGAAGATGGTAAACAAATGGTACGTTGGAATAAAGATATTGCATTTCCTTGACCAACTGTTTGTAGATGTTTAGTAAACGGCAAGCTACTCATCGGTTTAAAAATGTACCTATAATCAATAAGATTGAGATCAAGTGCCCTCATAGCATCATCTCTTTTGTGCTTATTAGGAAAAGTAAATGCATTTAACCAAAAATTAGGCTTTGCTCCAAGGACATGGGCCTGTGGATATGCTGGCGGGTTGATCCCTATCTCGTAAGACTTTCTGATTGTTGTTTTGTACTGTAGGAAGAATTCAATCTTTTTCAACTGTGAACGCCCCAGCGCTGCGGACATATGAGTCATTCTGTAGTTATACCCAGCTTTTGCATGATCGTATTCTTTACCACCTGGATAATGACTGACTAAATTGTACGCCTCTTCGTACTGCCAATCTGGGACAACTAAAGCTCCGCCTTCACCCGTAGTAATGATCTTATTAGCGAAAAAACTGAAAACCCCGTAGTCTCCCCTTGTCCCACAAAATCTTCCTCTAGCATCTTTGCTTCCAAGAGACTCGGCTGCATCTTCAATGACCACAATGTTCTTAGATTTGACATACTGTTCGAAATTGTCCGAAAATTCAAATGGTGTGCCAAGCAAATCCACAGTAATAATATGAGAAATATCTTTGTCTTTGAGATATTGCCAATTCATATTCCAATCAGAACTAGTAATATCACAAAGAACAATCTTGTTTGTTTCTTGGAACAAAGCATTAAGAGTTGCAGCAAAAGTTATATCTGGAATTGCAACATATTCGGCGTTTCTAACTCCCGACAGAACATAGGCGATATGAAGAGCGGCACTACCGCTCGAAGTTAAAACAATTCGTTTGTTAAGCTGCGCAAGACCTAAATAGTCTTCCAGATCGTGAGCAAATCGTACATACTCTGGCCCATGATGCGAAACCCATCCCATTTTCAACCCATCGGACACTGCTTTAACATCTTGTTCTGTAATACAGGGCTCTAGTACTTTAATCATACATACTCCTCAAAAATTTTAGTGAGTCTTTCGCCACTTGCCCTGGGGGAGAAATAATCGTCTACTCTTTTGTGCGCCCTGCGCCTTAAAGAAAAAAGATCAACCTCTCTATTAAGAACTTGAAGTATTTTAGCCTGTAGGTCTTCTACATCTTTAGGTTTTGCGTATATGGCACAATCCTCGTATTCTTCTCTATTGATAGGATAATCAAACACAACTGCCGGAACTCCCAAGGCCATAGCTTCTAGGGGAGCAATGGCTCCCATCCATGGGTTACATTGTGGGTAGCAAAGTAGCCTAGAGTTTTTAACAATTTCATGTTTCTTAAGTTCTGGCGCTTTGGGGAAATATTCAAATCGTTTGCCCAAATAAGATTTTGCTAAAGCTACTTGTTCCGCTTCCTGAGATCCACCAACTGCTACTGCTTTATAGCCAATATCAATTCCATATAGGGCTTCTATTAAGTATCGACCCCCCTTAAATTCTTCAAACCTATGAGAAGAAGAGACATATGGCTCAACATCAACCATCTCCGAATTATTTATTTTGTAAATCATGTCTAAAGTAGCAACTACGAAGAAAGACTTCTTAGCTGGCTTCTGAGTTCTCTTAGTATATTCTTCGGCAGCAACCGAACTAATAAAAATCAAACTATCTAACTCTTCTCCAATTTTTAAATACCTATAAAACCTGTTAGAATAGTCTTGATTGTAGTTTGGTTGGCCTGGATCAATAACATGAACTGGAAAATCTAAGAAAATACAAAATGCTGGAACTCCATAAAATTTTTTAAGTGACGCAACATATGGCACAACAGATTGATCTATTCCAATGATAACATCTGGTTTTTCTATAGACTCGGGAATAGTAGTATAGACCCCATGAGGAACTTTTATAATGTCTTCGCTAATTAAGGGAGCTGGTATCCACCCGTTACAAAAAATTCCATGATCTATATCGTGAAGAATCTTCACTTCATGGCCCACTTCTTTTAACCCAGAAGCAATTGCTAATTCCTGATGGCCAACAAATAAAGTGCCGTTAGCTATGCACAGAACTTTCATTACACACATGCTCCAAAATTTGAGTTAGCGCTTTTCCTGCTTGTTCTGGTGTAAACATCAATTGAACCCGTTCTTTGCCCCTAGCCTTTAGGGTTTCGAGATCAATTTCTTTGTTTAACACCAATAAAAGCTTTTCTTGTAAGTCGTCTATATTTTTAGGGGCTGTATATACAACAGAGTCACCAAAAAACTCTTTGTACAAAGGGAAGTCAGAGCAAACTACAGGAGTCCCCATATACAAGGCCTCAAGAACAGCCATCCCCCCTGACCATCCACATAAATTGGGGTAGCAAAGAACTTTCGCACTTTTCAATAATCTCCACTTATTAGCTTCTGCAAGTTTTGGATATGGGTGGAATTTATCCGCAAGCATTCTTTGAGCAAACGCTATAACTTGGGGCTCAATAAACCCCCCTGCAAAAGCAGCGCAATAGTCTACCATCATTTCACTAAGAGCTTTAATAAGGTACTCTGTTCCATTGTAGCTAAAGAATTTATGAGTAGAAGCTATATAGGGAACGTCAATATCGAATTTTTTACCATCAATTGCATTTGTTGTGCAAAGAGGGTAGTAAAAATAGTATGGGGGCTTGCGCAAGTTATTAGCAGCCCTAAGCGCCATGGTTTTACTGGTGAAAATTATACCTCCACTCATTTCGTTTGCGTAATTAATGGCGGTGTAGTAGTTAGCTGAATATTCTGGATCATAGTCCTGCGGAGACCCCTCATCAATCATATGACGTGGATAATCAAGCATAATGCAACTAGCAGGGCAATGATACTCGCTCTCATATGCCCTAGTCAAAGCAGACACACTCTGGTCTAGCCCCAAACAGCAATCTACCCCCTTAATCCCCTTCTCAACTTCGAAATCTCCCGGCTTTTTAATTATGATCTCTTTAGATAAGAGAGGAGGGGGGATGTATCCCTTGTTAAATTCGCTACATTGTGGGTCATGAAGAATAACCACTTCGTTTCCAGCTTGCTTAAGCCCCGCTGCTATATGCAACTCTTGATGGGCCATTGATAAAAACCCATTACCAATTAATAGTACCTTCATTTATCCACCCAAACAATTCCCGAAAAGAACAACCATTCTATGTCTGATCTTTTAAGCTTTACCTTGCGGTTATCGGCGAAGTATAGAAAACATTCTAGGCAGAGTTTTTTTTCAACTAGGCTGGCCGGAACAGACATGGCCCAAATAATATCGTTGATCTTATAGCTTGCTCTCCTGATTTTCTTGCAATAGCTACAGCGTTTTTCCATATTCTCATCCACTAGGTTAGCTCCATGTGTTTAAAAATCTTTTCAAAGCTATGCTTAAAGGTAAAAGAAGATAAGACCGTGTTCATTCCCCTATCTGCAATCTTTTTCCTAAGATCCGGTTTGTCTCGGTAAAACTCTATTTTATCGGCACACTCTTCGTTAGAACTATATAGAATGATATTCCTTCCGTCTTGAAAGAAATCTGTATGGCCCTTAATTCTGTTGGTTATTAAGAACCCACCAGCAGCCATAATTCTATAGTCCCTAGCGCTCCAAGAGTATTTAATATTTGGCCATCCGCTATGTCCAAGGTTTATAATGGAATTAGCAGAGACTACGTTGTTGCCCCAATTGCCAGTAATGCTTTCTCCAACGTGTCGGCCTTTCAGATCAACTGTCCCATAGATTTTTCCATAAATTTTAATAAGATCATCAAACTTTTCAACCAAGTACTTTAGCCAATCTGCCCTATCTAGGTGAACAAACCCTCTTTGTTTATACCATTGAGAATCTTCTACTATTTGGCCAACAAAAGTACACCCATAGTAGTTATTAGTCTTAATTGGATAGTGAGACCACGGATCGCAGCCTTCTGGAACCCAGTAACCTTTAGGAAAAGCCTTGGCGTGATCTGGGGAGATGGTGAAAAAGTAGTCTAGCTTATCTAACCCTGGGCGTAGAGAACTTACTGGAACTTCTACGCCGCCAAATGTAACATCGAAGATCCAACCGCATTTTATGGGGCACTCTATCCAATCAATGAAGTGTTCTAACTCATTAAGATATAGAATAAGACAAACATCTGGCTTTATTGTATTGATAAAATCTACGGTTCGCTCAATTGAATGATTCCGATGATCGGAGAATGAAAAATCTATTTCTAGGGCGTGTTCTCTGGCAAATTCATGTAGTCCGTTACGTAAAAAAATGTTAGACTGCCCATCATTGGGCATAGACAAATGAACTTTCATTTAAAATGACCTGTCATATTCTGCCCAACCAGCCGATTCAAGCTCTTCCTTCAATTCTTGGGCTAGCTTCTTAATGTGGCTCCTTGTTGACGAAGTTACATCCATCCCACCCTGAAGCTTAACGATTTTGTCTTCTAGCCTACGATTTTTAGCCTCAAGGCCCTTAATTACTCGCTGAAGCTCTTGAATAGCTTCTTTGGCCATGTCGTCTAGTTGCTTGGGGTCAACAGAAACCTCAATTTTGGTTTTCATATACAACTCCGTAAAACCCTATTACAGATTTCGTATCTAAGTTCCATTTCGGCCTTCGCAACATCTCTAAAATTTTGACCGTATTGTTCTTGACCTTGGTTAGACGCATGAATCTGTTCCGAAATCGAAGTTGCTATACTTCTTGGAGAGTCGTTTCTCTTAACACATAAGGAAGATGGGACCCAAGATAAACTATTGCTAACTAAACATGGTACATGACACATGGCATGTTCATAGGCCGCAATATTAAATGAGTCACTATAGGTAACCTGCAACCCCAATCTAGAACTAGCGACAATCCTTGTTTTTTCTTCTTCGGTAATTGAGGCAACAGAGTTAGACCAATTGTCAATACCAAACATTTTTTGAAAATAATCAAAGGGTTCATATGCCATCATATAGCTGTAAACTGGCTCTTTTACATGGAAGTCTCTTTGGGCAATTTTAATAGCGGCTAACTGGTTCATAAAGTTCCTATGAGCCCTAAGATTGTTCCCAATCAATAAAATCCCACTTCTCTTATGTATAGGGGTGTATATTCCTTCAAAATCTGAGACAACCGGTAGAAAAACAATTCTTTTGTCCGCAAAAGTCTCCGAAATTCCTTTATCGGAACAAAAAATATAATCTAGTTTGTGCGATCTGTCCTCCAACATAGACAAAAGGTGGCCAAATAATGAAATTTCGCCATTACATGATGCTTGCCCTAACGGAGAACAGAACAAATACCCAATTTTTACTCTAGATGGTAGGTTTTGTATCCACTCATAGACCTCTTGCGGTAAATAATTGCCAAAAATCACTAAGTCGGCATGTTTGATCTCCTCATAAACATAATCCATTGAAGAGATACCACCAATTTTATGCTTTGTTAGGCCAGTTTTCTCCAAAGAGCGCATGGTGGTGTTCAACCCGTTGTGTGGATCACTAGATTTGTTTATGGTATAAATCATTTGCTACTCTTTGATGGAAAAAACAATGAAGAAAGAAAGTAAATAGTGAGAAAAACACCAAATGCCTGGTACGGGGTGATTGCTTTTTGGCCAAACACCTCAACCATCACCCAATTCCACAGTGTATGTGTTATCCAAGACCCCAATAATATATAAACTATGATAAAAATGGCAGCAGTAACTCCAATAAGAACCCATTCCCATATTTTAATCATATTCTTCTCTTCCTTCGCTTCGGTGGAGCTATGCTAACTATGGTAGTTTTATCCACTTTAGGCCGTCCCCTCTTAGCCTTTGTAGTAACAGTGGTAGATTCTTCAATTTTAGCCATTTCATCAGGACCAAAATACCTCAAAATAGAGTTAAGAGACTGATGATCTAAAACTTGACCCTCTCTTATAATTGCTTCTATCTTTTCGTATTTTTTTCTACAGGGAGTGCAAAGGTAAATGCCCTTCCATTTCTCAAGTAGATAAACCCGATGAACACATATCGGGCAGCACAACTGGTCGATCATCTGATTTTAATAGTCAGTTGAATTGGAAGCTTGATGTTGGGGCTAATGTAGAATGTTTCTTTGGAGATACCATGAGCCTTACCATAATCGGTAAAACACTTAACCAATTCATTATAAATGTTTGCTTCTGTAATCACTAACTCACCAACATATTGATCTGCGGAGTTAGTAAGGGTAAATGTGTTTTGGTCCATTGTCCCCGAAACCTTTATATGTCCTTTAAGGTCAATCATCTTCTTCCTCTTCTTCTTCGTCAGCAGTACTTTCTTCTATAAGCCCTTTTTCCGCTCCGCAGATTGGACATCCTTCTTCCCATTCGAAAATAAATGGATAGGTGTCTATGTACGAACAAATAGTGCATTGGACTTTTTCCATACGAGCCCCTCCGCTCTAAAGGAAAAGCCCCTTTTTGGGGCATTGTTAAGTTTTTCGAAAGTTCCAAATTTCACTGGTTAAAGTACTCCATAACGTCTCCGGACCTATGTATAAGAACTTGGCCTCCTGACGGAAAGTTCCCTGATCTAATATATATCTGTATCAACTCTTGCTCATACAGAAGTTTGAAGCGTTCAAGCTCTGACTGTGTGATAAAGATTTGTCTGCGATTGTTGTACTTGACTGCAAGTTCAGCAATAAACGACAGCACAGACAGCTTAACTTTGATGTTTGTAAACTTGGCTAGTTCCTCGGTAGTAGCATGAGCGAGTTTTCTAAACCCCTTCAAAATCTCCTACCTCCCTTGGGAGAGCCTTACCCTTAATTGGAGATGTCATAATATAGTCCAAATAAGTTATTGGGTCCATCGTTAAATTATAGGCGTACTTAATCTCTCCATGATCGACAAATTTCTGTTCTTGGACATGATAATGGTCGTGGATAAAGCTAGAGTCATAAGGGTAGTGAACTTCTACGTCACAAGTCACTTCTCCATCAATCATGGTATAATCAGGATCGTTTTCATACTCAATAGTAACAACACCACCAGAAGTACACATGAACGCAATAACCCCAGCAAAAAACTCCTTGTAGTACTCCTCGCAGTGGTCTACGTTTTCGCCAGAAGAATTTCTAAATTCATTAATTAAGGAAGAGATGTCTTTACCCAACTCCCTAGACCGCTTTAAAAGCTGTTCTTTTGTCATGTTCCCCCTCGAACGTGTTGACTGTCTAGCTGTTGACTCTGATATCTCTTATATCCTACACTCCTCTACGCATCACCGGTGTCTTCTGCTTCCGACAACAATTCATCTACCCGCTTCAAAACCTCTTCTTTATCTAAAATAGCTTCGTTCTCATATTCATAGTTACCAGTCTTCATCCATTCCAACAAATAGCCTTTAGTTAAACAGCGAATTGCTAAATACATAGCGTCACCCCCTCTTAGTCTTAATACGGTTTAGCCAAACAAAAAAAAGGAGCCGATTTTACTCGGCTCCCTGTCCCCTCCAACCCTAGCGGTGCGCGCTAGCGATTAGCTTTGAAAATAAAAAAGGGACGAGGGGCTCAGTAAATGCCCCCCGCCCCACCGAAAGGAGTGAGCAGATGAGATCGCTCACGCTTGAAATACAATTAAACACTTTTCTTCTCAGAGTCAAGAGGAAGTCTTGTTTCTAATGTTTTTCTAATGAGTTCAATTTCTTTAGTAGCTGCCTTAAGGATGTTTATTAATTCCCATTCGAAATCTCTACTCATTGTCTAATCCCAATCCTTTTAAATAAGTCTGGCATAGATTGGCTAAAAATCCTACTTCTCTGGGAGTGAGCCAAATCTTTGTGCTATTATACAAGGGGTCGTCCTTATCGAAATATATGCAAATATGGGCACTTAAATTCTTATCAAGCTCGAAGGTCAATTCTCCCTTGCCTTTTTCGTCGGTAAGGGCTAGTTGCATTGAACTCATACAGTCCCCTTCTTAAAAATCATCAACGCATACAGTTAATAGATAGAAGATCCCTTAGACCCCAAATTTTTTTAAATTAAAGAAGTTGTCCAAAATGGCGGAGCGTCTTCATCGTTTACTGGTTTAACAAATACAGCATAAAACACAGAATGGCATCTATCACAAGTGAATGGTGAATGTCTGTTGACATCACTAGTTACGTCTTTTTTAGCTTCGGTTAGATAGAATACTCGCATAGCCATATTTTCCGATCCCTTGCTTTGGGCACTATACAGCTTCCCGCATCTTGGGCAGGGGCAAAGAACTGTATCATAAATTCCCATCTATCCTCCTTTTACCATTCCATCACTACGCTTGCAGAAGTCCATCCGGCCCCAACACCAGTAAGTAAGATTTTATCCCCTTCTACAATTCTCTGTTTGTCAAGAGCATCATTAAGGGCTATTGGAATACAAGCAGAACTTGTATTGGCATACCTATCCATAACAGTGTGAATTTTTTCAAACGGAATGCCCAAAGCTTTCGCGGCGTCTTTAAGCACTCCAATCCCAGGTTGATGAGGAATGACTAAATCAATATCATCTGCGGTCAAGTTTGCTCTTCTTAGACATTCAGTAGCACTCGCATAGATATGTTCCACTGCGAGTTGATAAACCCACTTCCCCTTCATGTGCCAAAAGTTATCTTTTTCGATAGTCCAAGCTTCGGCTCCGCTCCCATCTGATGCCCAATGTGTTGCTAGAATACCTCTACCATTAGATAAGACAACTGCTCCTGCTCCATCACCGAAGAAAACGCAGTTCCTATCTCCCCAATCGGTATATTTAGATAGTGTATCTGCTCCGACCACTAAAATATTCCTATACCGTTTGCTCTCCATCATCTCACAAGAAGCGACTAGGGCATAGATAAAACTAGCACACACCGCAGTCATATCAAACGCTGGTGGTCCGTTAAGCCCCAATGCGTCTTGAATGTAACAAGCTGTTGCAGGAGCACGTTTATCTGGGGTTGTCGTTCCAACAATAATTAAATCAATTTCGGTAGCCTTTGCTTCTATGATCGCTTTTGCCGCTGCGTTAAGAGCAAGGCTTCGAGTAGTTTCTTCCACACAAATATGACGAGACTTGATGTTTAAAGTCTTCGCCGCCCAAGGAGGGTCAACATAGTGACCCAATTCTTTCAATTGCTCGTTAGAAACACTCCAAGCGGGGACACACATCCCAACTCCCATGATTTTAGGCATTTACCACCATAAGTCTCTCCAATACTCACTAAAGGCTTTTATCCCCTTATCGTATCTTTTATGGTCTGCGGTATCCATTAACTCTTCGTTGGCAACTCTTTCCATAGCGAAAATGATGTCGTCAATCTTTTCATCCCACTTATCCGATGTTAGGCTAGGAGGATACCCGCAGTTCACCTCTTTGAATCGCTTAAGTCGCGGCAACAGCCACTTAGCTAAGTGTGCATCGAGACACCACGTCTCGGAGTCATCCCATCCACGAGTGAGCCGTTGCCAAAAGAACTTAACGCTTCTTATTAACACCGAACCTCCCAAGCCTAAATTCAATGTCAGCTAATAAACATTCTAGTCCGCAAGTACACCTCCCACAGCCACAAACCAGAGAATCTCTAGAATGACAATATCTATTGTGCTCTAAATATTCTCTGGCTTTGCTGAGGAGAAGTCTTAGTTCGTTCTCGTTCTTACTCACGCTCTCAATAAGTGTACTTTCCTTTGCTCCCATTGATAAATCCAGGAGCGCTAGTAGAAATTATTCCGGCTTGGTAAACAGCACTAACCGCAAACTCTCCAGTCCCCCTATAAGTAGAAACAGAATTATCCACAGCTTCCCATAGTCTTGTCGTATGAATAGGGCTAGCAATATATCCAAAGCTATGTCGAATGCCAATCATTGAGCCTTCTTTGATCGCATCCTGATTCGCGCCAAGATATACAAACTCCCACTTCAAGTCTTCAGCAGACTCATTAACCAAATCTAAAATTTGCTTCTTGGTGAATTTTCTAGAAGCGTTCTCTTCTCCATCAGTGATAATGACAAACACCACTTGGTCGATCTTCCTACGTTGTTTCAACAGACGATGTTTCGTTTTTCCGATGGTATCTCCAATAGCGTCTAAAAGCGGAGTGCCCCCTCTGGGCTCTAAAACTAAAGCAGGCACGCTCTTCACCGATAGCCCCTCATACACAGTATCAATTCCAACAGAATCGAATTGAACTAGTGTTAGACTGGCTCTCCCCGGCAATTTCTTCTGTCCTCGGACGAAAGTATTAAACCCCCCAATAGTGTCTTTCTTCACACCCTCCATAGACCCTGACCGATCAAGGAGGACGACAATCTCAGTGTTTTTCATGGTTTCTCCTCTCATTGAAGAATATTCTTCAATGGCTCTGTTAGAGCTTATTACATTATACGGCAAGGAGGAGCATTTTGTAAGATTTCCGTGCATGAATCACCTAGACGTTACCTTTTCTAGCTCCTGGGAAAAATTTACCCAAGTAGGGTTAAATCCTAGACCCGAAATTGGGGATGACTAAGACACTCTCTACTGACTCGTTCGCTAACTCATTGTCTAGCAATAACGTAGTATCTATTGTTCTAGAAATCTGTTGAGAGAAGCTGAGCTTTTCGCTCTGCTGAAGCTGAAAGTAGCTGTGAGCTTTACGAATACTCTATACTGCACATATGAGCAGATTGAAAGTAGTTTCTCAAGCAATACTGCACATTTGAACAGTATGCGAAAAAGCTGTTGACTCATGTGCTTCTGTTGTCGATAATGAGAGCAGAAGCAGAGAAGAGCAAGACGATAATGCACTCACTCATCTTGCTCACAATTCGAGAGTGCAGAGAAGAGCAAAGCAAATGTCAAAGAAGCAAGCTGTAGAAGAGAAGCAAGTCGAACGCAAGAGCGTTTCGACGAAAGAGAATGCAGACGTTAGCAGATTAACTGCTTTCGTCGATTCTCTGAGCAGTGTCAAGTCTGCTGCTGCTGCTGTTGAGCAGTGCAGCAGTGAGCAAGAGATGTATCTGCTTGCTCTCGCAATAGTGCGAGAGAAATTGAGTGAGCGTTTTACATTCACTCAATTCGCTTCTGCTGTTAACGAAAGCGAAAAATGCAAAAAGCTTTCACTCACTGCTTATCTGTACAAGCAGAGAAAAGCAGCGAACGTGCTTTCGCTTCGTGAAAGCACTCACTCTATCTGTGCAGACAGAGTCTTGCACAGAGAGAGAGTCGCACAGATTCACAAGTCTGCAAAGACTAGTAACAGCTTTTCAACAGTGCATGTCGCTTCTGCTTTGCTTGACAGAGCAAAGCACGAAACAGACAATCAAGCAAGAGCAAGAGAAGTGTTTCACTCACTCAACAGTAATGCGATTAGCTTGCTTGAATCTATCGTCAAGATAGTGAGCAAGTAATTCAACAGAGAGAGAGCAGCAGAAATGTTGCTCTCTCTTTTCTAATCACTCAATTGAAAGAGAGAAGCAAATGACAGACAGAGAAGCGACAATTGAAGCTCTTGACAGAGCAATCAACAGAAATGACAGAGAAGCAGTGTATCAGCTTGTGCAATTGCTCAACAGACAGACAGAGCAAGAGCTAAGAGAGAAAGACAGATTCACGAATATCATACTCTTTGCTTGTGCTTGCGAATTAGCTGCTTGTCTGCTGCTTGTGCTATTCGCATAAGAGAGCACTCGAAAGAGTGCTTGAGTAGAAAGCCTGAACCTGACCTTAATGTGATGACTGTACATCGACAGCCACATCCAGACCAGAACAAGCTTACGAATACTCATGCCTTACCGCTCTTATAAAGAAGTCTCCTGATCCATCATCTTATAGTCTTGTTACTCTTGTCTGGCTATGTCTTATTACGAATACCTATTAAGCTTGGGGTTTTGTTCTGGTGTGCTAATCTGAGCCTGAGCCCATAGAGTAAGAATGCATTGTATAGAGAGTACTGTGTGTTGGTAGTTTCGCCGAAACCGCTGTTAAACAATAACCTGTAGTGTTCGGAGGTAGTATGTTGGAAATGGCAATCTGTGCGGATTGTGGTAGATCATGTCGTCTTGATATGATGACCACTCGTCTTTCACCACTCACTGATGACCCTACTAATGAAGCCTTAGCAGTCAGGCAGTTTGTGTGCGACTCCTGTGCTGACTGGTTTCATCACTTCGGCAACAGTAAGAGGGGTGAGTGTCACAAGTGTGGAGATAGTATGTGGAAGAAGCATGCGGTTCATGTAGCGGACGATGCATGGGGCTCGTTCGTATGCGGTCTGTGTAAGGAGGTAGTATGACGTGCGACAAATGCGGTGGGCCTCTAGATGAACAGAGCCACACGTTCATCGAGGACAATGTGCTCTACACCTCAGAAGTCAATATATGCCGGAAGTGTATCGACGGCATAGATCGGCTTATCAAATCAATCTTCAGCCAACAGAAAGGAGGTTAATATGGGGCGTCAATCGTGGTTATACATACTGTTGATCTGGTTGAACTTAGCGGCTAAGTATATCGCGCTTCGTGACCTAATCCAGTGACACGGGCTCGTTACGCCTGAGCCTGACCACAACCTTTCCACAAGGGGGCAGCCATATCTAGTCCTGGACCGCTAGATCAACTGCCCTTCATTATAGTAGAGTAGTCTCTAGTCACCAGATTACGAATACGCCGCATTAAGGGAGGTTTGATACGATCTGGATCTAATTCCGGAACCACATTAAGAAGAAAGGAGGTTAACGCCACACAAAAAACCACTTGACAAAGTTAAAGGACATGAGCTATCTTGTACTCATGTTCGAGGAACAAAACGTCAACGCTGCTAAGGCAGCACACAAAAGGAGCTTTACAATGTCTAACAAGAAGAACACCACCGAGAACGCGGTTGTCAAGACTGCGAAGGCTGAGAAGATCGAGAAGAAGCCTGTTGTCGTGGCCCCCGAAGCGAAAGCGGACATGGCTCAGTTGAAAGCAGTGTGTGAGGCCATCGTGTCACGCGACAAGGGTGCTCGTCTCTCGGAGTCGGAGATGCTCGTCGCATCAGCGGCGATGAATCTCGACAGGTGGGGAACGAACGTCACGAAGGAGCAGATGCTCAAGGACGTGAACGAACGATGTGCTTTCGGTGCGTACTACTACAGGGACGCGGCGGAAGACAGAAAGGGCACGTTCAATCTCTATCGTGGCGTGCATCGGGACGTGTGTGCACATGACGGGAGCAAACTGGGACGTGGCACAAACG